TGATGGCTTCGACTTCGTGGGGATCAATGAAATGTTGTAGCGCTTCCTTAGCGCCGGTCGCAGCCAGGTCTATTTTGATGAATGTAGCCTGCGGGTTGATGGCGTTGAGATTGCCGGTAGAGAGGTTGTCCACGACGATCACTGTTTCGCCCGTCTCTACCAACCGGTCCACGATCACGCTACCTATATAGCCGGCTCCGCCGGTCACCAAAATGGTCATAAATTTAAAACCAAAAAAGCGGCCTGCCATCTCATTGGATGACAAGCCGCTTTGGGCTATTCTCGTATTTATTTAGGCGGGTGGGTCGGTTCACCACCCTGAGCCGGATGTTCGCGCGCGAACATCCGATCTATATTATGATAAAATCATAACAGGATTTCACATTCGAGTCAAATGTAGCGAGTTAAAAAACGGTTTCCCGCATATTCATCCTCTGGCGAATTCACTGATCACCCCCGGCGTAGCGGTGTCAAAACCGACTACATCTAGCATTCCCGGATCAGCCGGATCAGCCACGGTTGTCAATTATCAATTGTCAATTACTAAACTTCCCCCCCGCTCCCCGGTCCCTCCCCCTCCAACAGGCGGGCGAAAATGTCTTTTGGATATAGCTTCACCACCTGCAGCTCTTCCCGGCCCACGCAATTCCCATGCGCGTCAAAATAGGCGACCAGGGTCACCTTTTTGCAAGCGCCGCCCCCTACGGCCGCTTGCAGCGCGTTCACTAAATGCCAGATGCTATTTTGCCGTGATGGTAATTTTGCGATGGCCATTGATTATTGCTCACCCCAATTCGGCCAGGATAGCCCGGTCAATAATGCCCGGCAGCAGGGCGTTCCATTTGTCGGCGATCAACTGGTCGAATTTCCGGGCTTTGGTCCCCGGATGTTGCACGCCCAACGAATAGACAGTGGGACCGTATTTCCCCCCGGCCTGCGAGCCAATGGTCCCGACGACCGTCTTGGCTCTGTAGTTAGCCTGGAAGACCAGGCGCGAGGCTACCCGGGGTAAAATAGGATGGGGGCGGGTGCCGTCATTGACAAATGTATACCGGTCATCAGTGATAAAAATCTCGGCCTCGGCGTCGCCTATCAGTTTGATTTGTACCTCTGGCCGCTTATTCCAGGTCTGGGTAGTGGTGTCAAAATCAACCTTAATATCTTTTGCCCTGGCGGTGCGCACGTTTGAGAGCATGCGCCGGAAGGACGCCTCGTTAAATAGTCCGCCCGGTATCTGGATCGCCTCTATCCCAATCTTAGTCATTATCCTGTGTTCCTATCCGGGAGGGGATGCCGCCCCGGTTTCTGTGAGTATGCCAATAAGCCGCCCAGCGCTGCCGTTGGCGGCCACAGACACGCACACAAATACAGTCCCGCCGGCAAATATGCGCCGTGCCACTGACAAACTGGAGCGTGTTTCCGATTTTTGACTGTTTGCTCATCTTTAGTCATTGACAATTGACAATTGATAATTGACAATTCCTTATAGTAATGCGCCGCCCCGGATTCTGACCGGATACCATTGCGCGCCCCGCTCGATGCAGGTCTGGCAACTATCCCGGGCGTGGCGTTCCCAATAGGCGTCATAGTCTCCCTGTTCGGCGTCCAGGGTTTCCACTCGCCAGCCACATAGACAATTCGACAAACATTGCGTTCCCTCGGCCGGCATGGCCGGCAAGGGCAACACCCGGCCCACCTGGCGAATGATATCGCCGTGCCAATAGGCCGCCTTGATGGCGCTGCCGTACATCCGGGCCCGGGCGGCGTAACCTTCTAGCCAATCCGTCCCCCGGATGTCGGCGGCGAAATTTTCCAGGAAGGCCAGTTGGATCGCGACCAGGCGTTGGACAGTCGCGCTCAACTCGGCCAAATCGGCCCCGTCTGCGCCTACCTCGGCCGCCTCCTGGTGGAATTTATCAATGATACCCGTCATTTCCCGTTGCCACTCGTCCGGCGTCAGTAACTCCAACGAGATCAGGGTGGAAACGTTGTCAATCTGGGCAATTGCCCGCTCAATCACCGCTCGCAGATCGGCCGGCAAGGCGCTTAAATCAAGCATTTTTAACCGCCTTCTGGCGTTGGTGGTCATTATATCCTCTCAAATCGCTGGCGTTGGTCAAATGAAAATAATCGTCACAGGCCACTACCGATACCGTGGTCCCGTCCGCGATCATGGCGTTAATGGCCGACTGGATCTCTAATTCCCCCCGGGCTGATTTTTCCACCCCGGCCAGATAGTCAAAGATGAAAGGGGGGAGTTTGTAGAGCATGAGACTGGTCATTGATGAGGTGGGGTAGGCGGGTTTTTCGGCGATCCCCGCAATTTTGCGCCCCTGATAACTGATAGTACTCTGGTGGCGGCCTGGCCACCGTTCCCGCTTACCGCTCAAAACAATTTGGGCCGGGCACGCCATCACCGCCCGGATGTGGTCAGCCGGGAAGAGGCTGTCACAGCCCAATAGCAAGAAGGGGCTGGCCATCCCCCCCACCTGGGCCAGGGCGTCCGCCGTCCCCAGGGGAGTTTCCTGGACGGCCGCCTGCACCCTCGCGCCGCTGGGGGCGTAAATATGAGCGGCCAATGAATAGCCGTTGGTGACGGCAATAATATCGCTGACGCCTGCCTGAAGCAGGCTGTCCACGACGCGCCAGAAGATAGGCCGCCCCGCCACCATAACCATCGCCTTGGGGCGATCATCGGTTAAGGGGGCCAGACGGCTCCCCCGGCCGGCGGCTAATATAATTGCTTGCATACGCTACCCTCCATTTCAAAGCGGAAAGGCAATTCCGGCCCATAGGGCCGCATCGCCTCAGCCACGGCCGGATAGGTTTCCCCCGGACAGTATAGGAGGAGATAGCCGCCGCCACCGGCCCCGCAGACCTTTCCCCCGGTCGCTCCGGCGGCCAGCCCGGCTTCATACATCTCATCAATCACGGGGTTCGTAATCCGGTCGGCCAATGTCCGCTTGAGCCGCCACGATTCATTGAGGAGCGGCCCCAGCTCATCAAACCGCCGCCGGATCAAGCAATCCATAGCCCGTTCCGCCAGTGCCTTCAACGTCCCCAGGGCGACCAGGTTGGCGCCGTTGCGTTGCGCCTGGCGCTGTAGTAAGCGCTGGCTATCCCGTCTGGCCCCGGCGATGGCGAATAGTTTCAGCTTGTCTTGCCAGCGCCCAACCGGGCAGCCAAAGTCGTACAGCAGTGAGCGCACCGTAATTTCGTCGCGCTCAAAGCTGATCAGATTGAGACCGCCATAGGCGACCGCGATCTGGTCCTGGCGGCCGGGCGTTTTTTGCAGGATGTCCACCTCAATTTGAGCCGCCAGCCGTTGCAGTTCAAATGACAGCCGCCCCGGTTCTGTCTGCCAGTCCTGTACTACGCCGGCGTAATGAGCCAGGGCGTGCAACGCGCCCACGGTGACGGCGCTGGATGAGGCCAGGCCGGAGCCGTGGCCGGGCACGTCGGCCAGGGTGATAATTTCGACGCCCTGGGTTACGCCCAGCAGCTTTAACGCCTCCCGGATCAGGTCGTGTTGTAGTTCGTCCGGGCTGGTGACATTTTCTGTCTGGGTATAGCTCACCCGGATGGTCCGGTCGTGGCGTTCCTTGACCATCACGTAGACATATTTGTCAATTGAGGCGCTCAGGCAGCGGCCGCCGTGATCGTTGTAGTACGAGGGGAAGTCGGTCCCGCCCCCCAGCAGGCTGACCCGCAGGGGGGTGCGTGATAAATACATCCTCATCAGTTCTCCAGGTAAATTGTCAATTATCAATTGTCAATTATCAATTACTAATATCCAATTACCACAAGTTATAAAATCCTTATTCCTAAGCTCTTTCTCAATTGCCCTTCCCCCTGAGCGACCGGGCCACCAATCGGCGACCCGGCCGCCCGAAGAAAGGAGGATCGAGCGCCCCGCCCGGGCTGACAGGCGAGGCGAGTAGCGGGAGGCGGACTCGAACCGCCACTCTCCAGGGTATGAACCTGGCGCCTTTCCTTTTGGCTATCCCGCAATAAAGACCGGCTGCCCGGTCGGCCTATCCGCTTCAATTGGTCTCTGCCTTACGCGCTAAAAATTGGCCGATGTCGGCCAGCAAGGTTTCCATTTCAGGCGAGCGACTGCCGGTTCCCGTCGCCTCCCCCGGCGCTTCCGGGCCGGCCGCGGCCGCTTCCAGCTCATCCGGCGGCATACTTTCCGCCAGTAATTTGTCATCATCGCGAACCACATCCCCCCCGGTCTCATCATGCTCAAGGAATTCGCGGGGCAGATCGCCCTGGTCTACCGCCAGGTTGCGGGCCTGCTCCGGGGTGATCTCGCCACTCTCAATTTGGGTTTGGCGCGTTTCGGCCCGGGTCTTCTGAATCCCGGCCTCAGTTTCTTGCTCTTCGGGGCTCGGATCGGAGAAGGTGAAGAGAACGTTGGCGCTCAGGGCCAGTTCGTTCAGGGCGTGGCCGAATTGGGCCATCCAGGCCGATAAACCGCGCCCCCTTTGCTTACGCGCCAGGACCACGCTCTGATTGCCGGTCGAGCCCAATCCTTGCCGCCCGACCAGAGCCGGATTCAGGTCCTGGGGATCGAGGCCAATGGCGTTGGCGTAATTCAGGTCGGCCCGCTCGCGCTCCTGAGTGGCGTCAAACCCGTCCGGCAATTCCGCCAGGGGGATGGTTACCAGGTTCAGGGGCACGTCCCCAAGCACCGGCTGAATGGTTGCGCCCATAAAGGAACTGACCCCGCGCCGGTCGGCGTCCAGTTGGCTCCCCTGAATGGCGTCGCGGATTGATTTGCTGGTTGCGCCCCCCAAAAAATAGATTGCCTGGGGCCGCCGCCCCGAAACCTTTTCGTAGACATAGCTCTCAATGGCCGCCATTAAGGCGATTTTCTTGTAAGCGCGTTCAGCGGCCCCCATTGAAATACCCAGTTCCCCCTCGGTCGGGTCGGGCATATCAATGATGGGAATTACCTGGTGCCAACTAAGCCGCCGCACACCATCGCCGCCCTGGTAGTTGACCGGATATTGAGGGTCGCCCGTCAGCCGGCAGCGTAGCGGGTTCAGATGGTGGATGTTGATCACCTTGGAGCCGTTGGCCGGAGAGGCCCGTTCGATCTCAATGAAGGCCCGCCCCAGGGCCAGATAGGCCCCCAGGTGCATCGACAGGAACGGGACCCAGCCAAAGATGCCCATCCCGGCCCCGGCGTTCAACAGCCAGCTTTGCGTCCATTTGATCACCATTGGCCTGTTTCCTTCCAAGGCCCAGTTGAGAGAGGCCATTTTGGCGATGGCGATCCCAATGGCGTTGGCCCATTGGCCCTCATGGCGCGGCGCGGATAACAACAGCCGGTCCCGGCCGGTGTTGTAGCCATACAGGTCGTTATAGTCGGGCAATTCGGGGGGAAGCGCGCCGTGGCTGTAATAGGGGATGATAAATTGCACATAGCCCCCCCCGCTATCATCCTTTTTGACGCTATATTCAAGTTGTCTTTTTTGATCCAAATTGTCTTCAACGACCAACTTTGTGTTTGGCATTTCGCTCCTCTTTTTCGGCCAGCAGATCTCTAATGAAAATGATCAGCTTGCCCAGGGCTTCTTTATTTTCGTCTGTGGCCCGTTTATGCTCTGCCGCCAGCATTTTGGCGATGATCACCAACTCAGCCGGCTTTTTCTGGCGCAGCGTGGCGACGGTGTAGGCCGGTTTGCCCGGCCGGATGGCCACCGGGCGCGGTTTCGGTTTTAATAAGCGCGGTTTGATTTTTCTTTTCATTGCTTAATCATAAGCCTCATAGCGCAAACACCAGGCCAAATAACGGGCCTCATCCGGGCCGTGGTCAAATTGTTTCAGGGGGGTTTCGTTGGGGCCGTAGCTGTAGGCGCTCATCTCGGCCCGGAAATGGCGGCAGCGGGGATGGACCCGCAATCGCCGCCAACCGTTTTTGTCTGGCGCGATCCAACTGCGTAAATTTTTGATCCCCTCGTCCACCGCATGCGTCGCTTTGCGGCTGGCAATGCCGGCCCCCTGCAAGCGGCCCCGCAGTTGGGCGGCGCTGCTGTCAATGGCGGCGAATTCAGGCAGGGGATAGCCCAGGTCTACCACTTCATCAATTTGCGCTTCTTCCAGCATCTTGACCGCGTAATGTTCGTCGAAGCGGCAGAGTTGGCCGTCCGGCCGCAATTGGTAGAGGCCAAAGACACGCGGGTGGGCGTCGGCGGCGTAGGTGTTGGTGGTCGGGTCAATACCATTACTGAAGCGCGATCCGGCGCTATAGCCATCGTCCACCCCCCAATAAACCGGCCCCCCACCGGCTATATAGTCGGCCGCCTCGGTCACGTTCCCCTCCGCGTCGCCATCCAGCCAGACTTCATAGATTAGTCCCTCCGCTTTGACCCACAGCCCCACGGCCAGCCGTTGCCTATCGACGCCGGTCAGCATTGCCAGTGTGTCCAGATAGTCGGCCGGATTGTATTTGTTATCGGCCGCCCCGGAATAGTAGACGTTGGCCTCGCCGTTCAGGATCAGCCGGGTATTGATCCAGTGCAGGGGGCTGTCCGGGTTGCAGGCCAGGATGATCTGCCGCCAATCGGCCGCCCGGCCGCGCATCCTGGCCAGGACGGCGTTAAAGTCGGCCTCGGTGAATTCGGTCGCCTCTTCCATAAAGGCGATATCGACCCCCCCCCGCCGGCCAATCGAGCGTAGCCGTTGCAGATGTTTGCTATTTTCCAGGCCGATATAGGCCACAATGGAGCCGTTGCCATATTCAAAGCGCGATTTGCTGGGGAAATGCCGCGCCCCGGTTAGAAAGCTCTGGGTCTGGTCCAGGGCTACCTCGTCCTCGAAAAAGAGGCTGGTGCCACTGGTCATTGAGTCTTTGACTTTTCTGATGAGCAAAGCAAAAGCGCCCGGATATTTCAGACAATAGCCGTTGATTTTTTCCATGGCCAGATGGGATTTGCCGCCGCCGGCGCTGCCGGTCAGCAGCAGCAGCGGGCTTTTATCTCGCCAGGGGGCGACCTGCCAGGGTAATGGCTCAAACACCTTGATCGGTTTGGGGCGCCCGCTGACGACCCCGTTAAGAATTGTCTGTGTCGTCGTCCCAATCATCCGGGTTAACCGTCGTGTATCCTTTCACATCCATACTTCCCTGCACATTCAGATTGTCGGTGAAGAGGCCGTGATGTTTGCCTAATAACTCCAGGGCTTTTTGGGCGTCGTGGAGTTCGATGATAACCCGCCCCGCCACTTTGCCATCCTTGCCTTGCTTATAATGGGCCGTGACCTTTTTGACCAGCGGTGAATTTTCCATCCCGGCCAGATCGGCCGGCGTTAATACGTTGGCGAATTTGGCCATATCCGCCCGGGCCTGGTCCGATAGCCGGGCGAGAACTTCGCCGGGCGACATATGGCGTTCCCGGAAAGCCGCCAGGGCGATGGCGTCATCAAGCTCCTTTTGGCGGCCGATACGGGCCTGCCAGTGATGGTTATAACTCCACTTGGTTAAAGTGTTTATTTTCAAAGTGGGCGGCTTTTTTGCTAACCCCCCGCTTTCCGCCCGCTGACTGTATAGTTTACCTAATGATACCAATGACCGGCCCGGCCCCATCGTCCAATAGTCCACCAGAGCCGCGTGGGCCTTGGCGCTTTCATTGGCTATTCGATTAAGGGGCGCTTCCGGGTCAAAGTTGGTCATTGTTCTTTAGGGGTGAGCTGATTAGTTGCGGAGTTTCGCCGGTTAGATCGGACCAGCGCTGCAGGGTGACGGCCGCATAACCGGGGTCTATCTCGATGGCCCGGCATTGGCGGCCCAAGTTTTCACAGGCGATGAGAGTAGTGCCACTGCCGAGGAAGGGGTCATAGATAATTTCGTTGGTTTGGGTGGAGTTATTTATTAAAGAAGATATTAAATCTAAGGGCTTTGTGGTTGGGTGCAAATCACTTTGAATAGGTTTATCAAACTCCAGTGTTGATGTTTGAAAACCCCCGTAAAATTTATGTGTTCCGTCTTGTCGCCAGCCGTATAATATAGGTTCGTGTTTGTATTGGTAATCACTCCTACCAAGAACGTGATTATTTTTAACCCATATTAATTCGTGTCTTACTTTCCACCCTGCGTCGCCAATCATCATCATCATCATCATTTGGTCGCCACCTTGACAAGCAAACCAATAATATGAAGCGGTATCGTTGCTTGCCTCTAAAGCGTTCTTTGCCGCAAGATACCATAATGTTTTCATATCATCCATAGACTGATGATCGTTCTCAATGCGTTTTTGAATACGCTTGCCAAGGGCAACGCGGTTCAAAAACGCATTTTTATCGGCATAGCTTACGCCATACGGGGGATCCGTTAAAAATAGACTCGCCCTATCTCCCCCCATCACCCTCTCCACCACCGCCCTATCCGTACAATCCCCCACTATCAGCCGGTGGACGCCCAACTGCCACAATTGGCCCAACACTGTCCCCCATTCCTTTTGCAACTCAGTCGCCTTATCAATCGGTGGCGGCGTATCCTTTGGCGGCTCCGTCTTGAGCGCCCCCACGCTCCGCAAAAAATCCTCATCAAAGCCCGGAATATCTAGCGGCGCTTCTACCCGGCGCAGCGCTTCCACCAATTGGGCCTCATCTATCCCGGCCATATCAGGCAAGCGAATGTCGGCCAGCATAAACGAAACCGCTTTCGCCTCGTCCCAGTCCGAAACATCAATCGCCCGCAATGTCTTGACGCCCGCCTGTTGGGCGCCCTTTCGTAGCCCATGCCCGGCCAGGATGTACCCCCGCCAGACGACAATATTTTTCACCTGCTCAAAGGTAATCAAACTCTGAGCCAGGCCCTTTATCTGGCTCTCCGGGTGCGTATGCGGGTTTTCAGGATGATCTAGCAGCTCATCGACATTAACCGTTATCGCTTGCACTCAACCGTCCTCGTTTTGACAATTGACAATTGACAATTGACAATTAACAATTGACAATTGATCTCCAATCTCTCATTGATGACACCCCATCACCCCTACCGGCGCATTAAGAATTTTGACCAACTCCTCGCCTTCGACCCGGTAAACCGCCCCGTTGACGATCCCCACCTTCACCTGACCATAGCTGGTCGATACCCAGACCTCATCGGTGATAAATAGCTTGTCCGGGATGTCACTCAGCTTTAGGTGATGTTGGCCGGTGTTGTTTTTAATCTCGATTTTCATCTTTCGTCATCAACTCGGATTGATAATTGATAATTAACAATTGACAATTGACAATTATTAACAATTGACAATTGACAGATGTGGTCAAACATCGTCGTCCTCATCCCGCTTCTGGCCGTGCCCGTTCCCATTCCGGCCCAGCCAATTGAATAAATGCAGCGTCCACAATAACATCTTTTTCCAGACGGTCACATTGCTCCGATCCAGCCAACCGGCAAAGTGGTCAACCCAAATGTGCAGCCGGGACATAATATGAATGTCCGCCCCCACTATCGGTTTAATAATCATCCGTTTTATCGGTCGCCATAGTTTTTTCAGCATCACGCCCCCCGCTGGAGTTATTGGCCCTGATCTCCTTCAGGATAAAGGCCTGTATTTCCTTAACCTGGTGGATTACCTCTTTTAACGCCGCCATCCGCTCAATGATCATATCGAGCTTGGTGCTAACGATCTCGCGAGCAAACGTGTTGGCGTCTTTTAGCTGTGTCTGCGTCTCGGCGGTCATCATGGTTAATTGCTCCTCGGTGAAAGAGAGCGAGCTTAACTGACTCAACTGCTTCAGTTTAGTCAGGTTCATCTCCTCCATGCGGACGGCCTGATCGTGTTCCTGTTGGTCTTCCTTCAATTTGGCGTGATTTTTGAACGTGTCTTTAATGGTCTGGGGGATGATTGAAGCCAACTGAGATTGAAATAACTTGGCCAGGATGACGGCCAGTAGCGAGTACTCCGGCCAATTTTCCTGCACGCGCGTCAAAATCTCGTCGATGGTATCCTCCGCCGTTGCGTCGGGGGCGGCGCTTGCCAGGATCGCCCCCAACGCAACAAAAAAGCGCTTACAACCGGGGATCAATCCGGTTTTGGCAAGCGCTTTTATTATTATTTGGATTATAGCACAGAAGTTCTACTAATTCAATAGGCTGGCTGATTTATCGGATAGACCGGCTGATTTCGACGATAGACGATAGACGATGGACGACCATTGACAATTGTCAATTATCAATTATCAATTATCAACGTCTATCGTCCAATGTTCGCGCGCGAACATTCCCCCCACTTCTTGACCTTTTCCCCAAACCGATTTATAATGGAGGCCAACTAAAAAGCGTCGAGGCCTGGCAGTGTCGCAAGCACCACCAGACCTCTAACAAGCACAGTAAGGGAGACTTACCATGCAAGCTGACCATAATTGTAACACCCCCCTATCATTTGACCAATTTATAAAGCAACTCATTATCAGTTGTCCCGATTCCGATTCCGAGATCGCCATCGGCGGCGCGGCGCTGCTGGATGAGCAGCTCTACCAACTCCTGGCGGCCAGCCTGCTGGGGAGCCAGACCCAGATCGACAGCCTGCTAAACCTGGCCGGCCGCCGCAAACAGTTGGCCTACTGCATCGGCCTGATCAGCCCGGCCGAATTTGAGGAGCTGGGCGCAATAGGCAAAATCCGCAATCGCTTCGCCCACGACTTCCCCCGGCCCACCTTCCAGAGTAACGCCATCCGCCACCTGGTCAGCCTGTTGGCCAACTATCACGCCGGGCTGGTGGACGGCCTCGACCGGCGCGACATTTATCTGGGCGCCGTCCGCCACATGAGCAACCGGTTGGCGGCTCGCCTGGAAAGGGTCCGTCGTATCCGGGGCGTCGGCTAAAAAGCGGGCCGAGTCTGGATAAGGGCTAACGAGCGCTAACGTCGAAAATAGCATCAAACAAATTCCCGGCTCTACGCAGAGCTCTTCGGTCAAAAATAGCCTCGCGCAGATCGGTCTGGTACAAATCAGCCCCCCCCAGCTGGGCCTCGCGCAAAATAGCCCCACGCAGATCGGCTTTGCTTAGGTCAGCCTGATACAAATTAGCCTCGCGCAGATAGGCCTCGCGCAAATTAGCCCCACGCAGATCGGCTTTGCTTAGGTCGGCCTGATACAAATTAGCCTCGCGCAGATTGGCCCCACGCAGATCAGCGCCATGCAAGTCGGTCCTCCGCAGATCGACCCCCCGCAAGTCGGCCCCCCGCAAGTCGGCCCCACTCATCGACCACAGCGGGAGCAATCTTTTTCGAACCGCCCAGCCCAGCCACTGCCGCCACAGCGGATCAGCCAACAGCCACCCCTGAGCGGCCGCCGTCCACTCAACATCCGCTGTCGCCTCCCCCACGGCGGCGGCAAAGGCTGCCAACGCTTCCGGGCACGCGCCTACCGCTTCTAATTGTGATAAAGTGATAATCATTAAAATACCTCCTGTGCTTAAAAAATATCCGGTCGTCTATCGTCCATCGTCTATCGTCCATCGTCGGCCACCCCAATTATTTTTGAGGCTAATTTTTGGGCATAGGCAAAGGGGATGACAATCCCATGCGTATTGTAGCCCTTGCTCTGACTTTTGCTTGTAGCTCGTTCAGGAAACTTAGTTTTCAATTCAGCGATCTTTTGGCGCAGATGTTCCGGTCTGAAAACTAATATCATTTTATTTAACAAGGCGGCGTACAAAATCCAATCGGCCTGGCAAGTATATACCCAGCCCGGAGTGCAGGGGCCATCAACTGAAACAGTCTCTAAAAAAATATTCCCGGTGTAATAGGTCTGTATCCCCGACTTGTACTCGACGAAATAAATATCCTCTCCTTTGCTGAATATTCTATCGCCCAGACACAACACCCTTTCTTGATATTTGGAGGTTTGAACGATATCGAATTCGTCGCCAAAAAAGTCGTCCAAAAAACGCTCGACATCTTTCCCATTTTTAAATTGGTCGCTTTGCACAAACCAATCATCGCCCATTTTTAGCCAGTTCCCCAAACATAATCCGTTCAGGTAGCAAGCGCCAACACAACCAGAAGACCGGAAACTGGGCGCTAGAGTTCCAGCCCTTGCGAGGCATTTTGAAATCGACCCTTTTATCTAACAGCATCATTTCAAATCCATATTGCTGCAAAAGTTGTTGGGCCGTTTTTGTGCCCAACATTTCAACAGGGACCAAAAGGGCGAACGGTTTACCTAATTGGTAACATCTCTCCAGCCATTGAAATTTGATACTGAAGGGGGGATTGGTGATCAGGCAATGCCAGTGGACAGGTTCGTACTCGAAAAAGTTCTGGCCGGTTTGAATGTCAGAGGCAATAACTTGTTCCGATTCAAAACCGCCATCATATAGGGCCTCAACCAGACTAAGCTCGCCAGCCGCCGGTTCCCATATCGTCCAGCCCGGATCAAGGCGCGAAATAAGCGGGTCAAGCGCATAAGCAGGGGTTTGACAGCCGTCATACCCTTGAGGGGTGTATATATCAACCGGGCGGCTGGCCCGCTCATCTCGTTTGTAGTTATAGGCTCTCTCAGGCTGAGCCACTATTTTTTTTGCTTCCGGGATACTAATTTCACCAGATTTTACTTGCTCAAAAACCTGGGGGGCCTCGCGCTTGAGGCGCTTGGCGTCTGAAACGTAGCGGCCATTTGCGCCTACGGCGGCGGCGGCCTGGTCGCGGGCTTGACCCTTTTCGGTTAAGGAATTTTTTCCTTCACCGAAGACAGGTTCGCCATCTTTTGACTTCCCTTGTAACTGTGTGGCAACCTGTCTCTCTTTCGCCTCAGCCGCAAAAAACGGCTCGAGTTCTACCGCCAGGGCCGCCTTTTGCCCGCTGGTCAAATGCCGTCTATGCAAATTAAGGGACACGACAAAGCTAACCAGACTGCCTTGCCCGTCCCAGGTTTTATATCTTGGCGCAACCCCTACTTTTTGACAGGCGTTATACCGATTCCGCCCATCAATAATCTTCCCGTTGGGATGCAGCCAAATAGGTTCCAATAAGCCATTTTCTAAAATATCTTGACAAAAATCGTCAAATTCATCCCCTTGCAATAAAGGAAATAAATTCGCTACCTCGTGAAATTCTCTCATAATTACCTCGCCATCGTCCATCGTCCATCGTCCATCGTCCATCGTCGGCTGTCAATCGTCCGTCGCCGTCCCCAGCCCCTCAACAAAAGCCCACGCCACCGCCGGCCGGATAGCGTACCGCAGCCGGCTGTGCGCCCGGCGACAAACCGCCTCGAGCTGGCCCTGGTCGATCAGCTCATAGAGGCGCCGGGTGGTCAGGCCGGTGTGGCTGGCCACCTGGGCCACCGTAAAACAGCCGGGATGGGAGACGCTTTTCGGCCTGGTCAATGGATCACGCCGCCCCAATCGGCCCGCCCGGCGCAGCGCCCCGATCTGGGCTGTTAGCCGCTTTTGCCGGGCCTGATAGCGGGGAAACCGCTGCAGATAGTCGTTCAAGCGCCCCTCGCGCTTAACCCGCATATATTGGGCCACCGATTCGCGCTCCACCAGCCAGATCCCCTGTTTTGAGCCCAGGCAAGTGGGCAGCTTCCAGGCCCGGATCACCCCGGTTTGCAAATAGCGACTGAAGTGCGTCTCTGACAGGCCGGTCAGGGCCATCCCCTCTTTTTTGCTGATCACCTCAGTCTGATCGAGGGCCTCCAAGATGCCCTCCTGATCGAGCAATCGCTCCCGATAATCGACCAGAAAGCGGGCCAACTCCGCCAGGCTAACATAGCGCTGTTTGCCCGCCCGGCGCGTCCGCAATAGCCCCAAATGGTAGGCCTCATCAAGGGTGTGGTGTTCGGCCAGCTCGCCCGCCAGCCGGGCCGCCTCATAAAGGCTGACCTCGCCGGCTTCCCCTTGATAGGCCCGGATGGCGAGCTGGCCGGCCCTGACATTGACCGAGGCTTTAGTCCGTAACGCCTCCGTCACCCCGGTCTCCCGTCGTAACACCCGGCTGACCCGCTCAACCACCTCAGCCAGCGGCAGCCGGCCGTACCACTGCCGCAACACCGCCTCCTGCGCCGGCGACCAGGCCCAGCGTTCCCGCGCCGCTCCCTCCGCCTCAAACTCGGCCAACAACGCAGCCAGATCAGTCGTCAGTCGTCCATCGTCCATCGTCATTTCCGCGCCACCACCTTCCGCACAATCGCCCGATTCTCAAAAGCCGAGTTAAACGCCTCCTCAGCCAGCTCTACATCGAACGCGGCCAGGCTATCGGCGCAGCGCTCAAACAGGTCGCCATTTTGCTGGATGACACCCACCAGCAAGGAAAGTAATTTAGTCACCACCGTCGCCTCTGGTTTCTGCGGCGGCGCTTTGGCCGTCCCATTTCGATAGTGGCCATTTTGGCCCCCCTGCGCGGCCGCTATCTTATCCACCAGCCCCTCGATAGCTTTCGTTTTCTTCCCCTGCAACCGGGGCGCCAGCTGTTCCTGTATCCCGGCCGGCAACTTTTGCAAATAGCGGGCCGCATTAATAGCCATAGCCCCACTGGCCACCTGTGTTTGAATAGCCGGCGGCCAGGTCAGAAACTCCAGCCGGGCCCGCAGTCGTTCTTTATAGATCCCCAGCCGGCGGATAACCTCCGCCTCACTCAGGCCTCGATCCAGGAGAGCCTGATAATACTTGGCCTCCTCAATCGGGTTGAGATTCTGGCGCTGGATATTTTCCACCCCCATCAGGACCAGGCGTTCCGTTTCATCCCCTTCAATTTCGATCACCCGGCAGGGGAGCAACGGGGCCTCAGCCCCCAGGCTGGCCGCCGCCCGCCACCGGCACTCGCCCATCACAATCTCATAAGGCGTCGCCCCCCCCGGCGTCGCCCGCACCGTCAGCGCCTGCAACACCCCATTGGCCTTAATCGAGGCCGCCAACCGCTCAATCTCCGCCTGATCAATTCCCCCACTCCGCACCACCTGATTGAGGGGAGAGGGGCTTAAAGCCGAATAATGCAAATTGATTGTATCAGTCATACAGTCTAACCCTCTTATTATCAAAAGACTTTTTCAATCGTCCATCGTCCATCGTCCATCGTCGTTCCCCCGGTCGGACAAACAGCCCCAGCCTACCCCCTCCGCCTGCCAGCCCAGGGTCTGCTTATTTTTTGCGGCTTCAGCCAGAGCGTCAAACTCCGGCGCTCTGGTCGCTCTGAAACCGGTGTAAGCCACCTTATAGCCACACTCCTGAGCGGCTATAGCCAAATCGCTGATAGCCTGGCCGCGTGTCTCGGCGGCTACAATTGTTCTATCGCCCTCTCCCCAGCTGGGGATAACCACACTAAAGGCTTTCATTGATTACTCTCCTGGTCAAAAGGTTCTTCCCATCGTCCATCGTCTATCGTCCACCGTCTATCGTCCATCGTCTATCGTCAATCGTCCATCGTCGTCCTTACCCCAAGCCCCTCAAACACCGCCAACTCCTGCCAATCACAATAGGGGCAGAAGACAATATCTTCCATCTCCCCCTCAATCACATCCCGGCCGGCAATTAGACCGGCCCGACCGCAATCCGGACATACTCGCTCAAGGTCGGCCGGGGCCGGGGCGTCCTCTCCACCCTCCGGCCGGTAATCCTCAGCCTTGAGCCGGCCTTCGACCACCTGGCCGCCCGTAATCGCCTGGCTCTGGGCCACGCCCAGGCGCTGGTTGATCGTCGTCCGCATTATATCCAGATCGTGGCTAACCAAGAGCCGCTCCAGATAGACATCCAGCCAGGCGGCCATCTGGTAATTGATCGTCCGCGCCTGCGTCCCCAGGGCGACCAGGTCGGCGCAACTCAAAGCGGCCTCATCCGGGACGGGTCGGACCAGCGGGGCCACCAATTGAGGCTCCTGCACGCTGGGCAGCGGCAGCCCGATGCAATCCCCCATTTTCGACAGGAGCGGGCTGGGGTTGAGGGTATTGCCGATTAGCACCTGGCCGGTCACCTCATCGTTGCCCGCGTCCAGCCACCAGAGGGGTTGGTTATGAATAATCGACTCCTCCATTTTATCCTCAATGGCCTCGCCAATCGTTCGTCTCGCCTCCGGGTTGTCCACGCAACCCACGACCAGGGTCAAGCGGCCATTGGCGCTCCAATCCGGCCGATAATCAGCCAATAAGGCCGCCTCAAACCGGCCCACTATGGGCGTAATTTGCAGCCCAAAGGCCAGATTCAGGCGGGTGGCCAGGACCTGCGCCTTGGGGCGGCCCACATCGGCCGGGCAAAAATATTGGCGGCCAATATTCTTTTCTTCCACCTGGTCGAAATCGACGAAAAGCAGCCTGATTTTTAGCTGCGGATTGCTAACCGCAAACCTGGCCAGGTTGAGGGCGACAAAACTACCGGTGCCCCCACAACCGACCAGGATGATGACGATATTGTCCGGCCGGCCGATTTGAATTTTATGACGTTTTTGGATCATGCTTTCACCTCAAATAAAGCGTTTAAACTTACCCGTTGGTACGTCCCCCACACCCCCACCCGCAGGGCGATCTCCGGACGATCATAAATATGGCCGATCACCCCGTAGAAGCGGCAACCCTGCTCATCCCGGTCATCGGTGGCGCTGAAAAAGGCCCCCATATTGTGATGGCTGTGCAGGTCCAGGATGATTGAGCGATCATCGCCCCCCTGGTAACAGACCCGGCCCGGCGTGGCCAGTTGGCGCGGCAGACTGACCCGCCAGCGCGACCCCAGATAATGGAAGTGGTACATTTGCTCTACAACGACCCGCCGGGCGTGAGCCAGGACTTCATTAAGCCGTTCGATGGGGATTTTGGCTGTTAATAGGTGTGGCTGGTCGTCAAAATCCGGCAGACCGGCCACCCGGCAACGGACCAGTGGGGCAACCGCCCTAAAGTCAGGGGGACGCGCCCACTTGTAAAGGCCATTGCCGGCCAACACGTAGGCGTAATATTTCGGCTGCGGCAATGGTTGCCCCCGATAGATGTGATACTCAATTGGATCAGGCAACATCGTCCACCTCGCAGACAGGGCAGCGATCATAGCTGATATGGACCTCCGCCTCGCACTCCGGGCATAGCCAATAGAAATCTACCCGGTGTTTTTCGGCGGCGTCTGCCATCTCCAGTTCGAATAGCGCCCCCTGCCCCGCCTTTTGGCCAACACGGGATTTGGGCGCAAATGGTCTCAGGAAACCCCGTTGGGCGACGCCACTAAAGAGGGGCAAATCTTCCCCGTTAGGAAACATACAAGCCTGAATATATTTCACCCAATCACCCCCTGCAGCGTGTGCCCCGCCTCGATCAGATCGCCCAATGGGTAAACCGTCGCCCCCTTGTCCTGGAGAGTTTGCCACATCTCCAGGACATTTTCCGGGTGAGCGGCGCTCTTTTTGTTGGCCAGATGCCGGTTGAAGCCACTCTCAAAAAACATATGCAGCGCCTCCCAAATCGTGGCTGAACTGGCGGCCGGAAACGGGGCGTTACCGCCGCAGATCAGGCCGCCCACGTCCACATTGGGCGACGGGAAGCGGTATAAAATCGTCTCGGCCCCCGGCGGCTGATCCTGAACCGCAAAAATTTTGTAATCCGTCCCCTGGCCCACAAAAACCACGCCGGGCAAGGGAATATGCCAGGTCTTTTTATGGCCGTGGACCGCCACCGGCCAGACCTGCGGCTCGACATAGATCGCCAGCCGTTCAAGCCCATCCTTGCGGCCCCAGCATAAACAGCCGGGGGGCAGCAGCCCGCTATGGGCCGTCAGGCCGTTCAGGGCCTGGGCCAGGTCGGTCGGATCAACCGCAAAAACGGCCTCCGCCTGGGCCGCCTCGCCGAACTTGGTCGCCAGGATCAGATCGTCATACAAGTCCAGGCGCATCCGCAGCCGGGCGTAATTCTCCGGGTCCAGGTCCAGGGTGGGGAAAATCAGGTTAGGGGTGGTATAGCTCGCTCTTGTCTCAGTCATCGTCGTCATCGCCTCCATCACAGCCAATGATGGCCCAGGCCATCTCAATGTAGTTGTTGGAATTTTCGTTCAGCCATTGAACCAGCAGCTCCAACTTTTCAACCACTGGCTTGGCTTGTTGCCAATGCTGCCGCAGTAAATTCAGGTCCTGGTCCCACCTGAACTCGTGAGACCAGGATTCGAATAGATCTTGCGAGGTGTCCAGAATGATATTGCCGGTGTCCCTGGTGGCCACCCCGGCGATCTCCGGCAGCCAGCACAGTGGCTCCGGGAAGTGGCTAAAGTCTTCGCTGCGCAGGCGTTCCCGCAGCTGCTCTTTGCTGATTTCAGCCAGATTATCATATAACTCAATATCCTCCAGATAGTCAACGGTCAGCGGAATATCATCGTGCAGCAGCCCGGCCAGGATGTGCAAGCCGGGGTAATTCTCAAGGTCCCACTCGTTGAGGCCATAGCACCGGACCGGGATGCCGGTCAGATATTCAGCCAATTCAAATTCGTAATCGTCGCCATTCATATACGCTTCCCAAAGGTAGTCCAGTACACCATAGCTGCGATATGTTTTTCGCTCAGTCTCCCAATCAATGTGGAACCAATCCGCCTTTTCGACCAGACCGAAAAAATGAGATTGAATACTGATCCAATCGGTCCTATCAAAGTTGAGATTCGCCCCCTCCTCCGGGAAATGGGTCTCAATCAGTTGGATGGCTTCCGCCTTCCAACCCCACTCGCGCAGTTGGGCGGCAATCACCTCTAATCTGAGCGGCCGGAAGCGCTGCAACACCTGCAGCCGGGGCAACCGGGCCGGCCAGGCTAAAAGCCGTCCGGTGTCGTTCGCGTTGGTATAGCTCGCAGTTGCAAACATCGGGTCACCACCTTTTCAGATTCTCGGCTGATCCGCTCCGCTTCCGGGATAGCCGCTTCAATATCGGCGGCCAGGCGCAATAAATTCTCTGTGCCGCTATCGGCCGCTATCGCCTGTAGCAATTCAACCGCCGCAATTTGCGCCGGCTCAAGGGTCAGCAGGGCCTCGACCACCGGGGCGCTGCCCTTCGTCCCCACTTTTTTGGCGAAAATGACCTTGCGGGGGGTATCCCCCTGGGCCGGGATCACCGTATAGGTGGCCTGGGCCAATTCGCCAAAGTGCTGGCTGTAGTGGGCCTGAATCTCCTCGATGGTATAGGCCCCGCCCTCGTCCTTAAATAGTTCCTCGTTATTGTACTCATACACGGTCGCTGTCATGGTCATTACCTCCAAAATGCTCAATAACAATCGTTTCAATCGCCTGTTGTAGCAGGCCATAGGTTGTTTGTCGCGTCACCAGTTGGCCCGCGGCTCCGGTGGTCAGCATCACCGGGCAGGCGGCCGGCGTGGTGGCGTGTTTGATGGTCAGGCTGATCTGTAGGTCCGCCGGCCGGGCCGGGGCTTGTGGTGTAGCCGGGGGTGGCGGTGGGGGTGGGGCCAATTTTGCCGGTGGAGGGGGCGGCGGGGGTGGGGCCAATTTTGCCGGTGGAGGGGGCGGCGGGGGCAACGGGGACGCCTCGTCAGGGGGCGCTACCGCTTCCCCTCCGGCGTTCAGCCATTGCGGTTCGTCAGCCGCGGTTGATGTTCGCGCGCGAACATCGGGCGGGGGGGGTGGAGGGGGAGCCGCTTCCGGTTGCCGCGCCCCGGCCGCCGCCTCGCGTTCAGCCCGCTCGCGCTTGGCCCGCTCATCCGCCTCCCAGCGCCGCAGTTTGGCCGCCTCTATTTTCCCCTTGATCTTCTCCACCAATTTACGGATTTGATCGCTGGTCAAATCGCCGCCGGCGAGCAACCTTTCCTGAATCGCCGCCGGGGTGGGGCAATCCAGGGGCGAATCCGGGCTAAAATCGGGGCTGTCAGACAGGCTGGCTATAGCCAAATCCGCCGCCGAAATCTCCAGCGCCGGTAATAGCTCCATCCCTTGCCGCTCGCTAATCCGGCCCTGGTCAATGGCCTCAAGGACCCCTGCCGGCAATCTGAGTAAGCGTAATTTGTTGGAGATTGAGCTGCGCCCCATCTGGCGTAGCCTGGCCAGTTGCTCCTGGGTCAGCTGGCGGCTTTCCATCGTCCGCTGCAACGCCCGCGCCTGCTCGACCGGCGATAAATCGGAGCGGTCCTTATTCTCATCCCAGGCGATATCATCCATCGCCTGGTCATCCAGCGCGAGCAGGTTGACCGGGAAATACCCGTACTCCCCATCCCCCTCAGCCAGCTGGCGAAAGGCCCGCAGTCGCCGGTGGCCCTCCGCCAGTTGGATGCGGCCATTAACCCGCCGGCCGGTGGGGACGTGGATCAAGCCCTTTGTGGCCGGCAGGGTGGGCCGCATGGCCGCAATTTTATCCGCCAATTCGACAATGCCCTCATACCGCTGCCGGGGTTGGTAGGGGTTGTCATCAATTTCATCTAGCCGTATGTAGTCCATTATGCCTCCTGAAAAATAACTTGCTTGATTATCCGCTGGCGACGGTATCGCCCGGGCGCGTCGAAAATCAACTCGCTCCGCAAATACCCTCGCCGGCAATATGAATCCAATGTCGCTTTGCTAATGCCCGATTCGCCGGCCACGGCCTTAACCGTAGGTGTTTCCAGCCTCTCGACCGCCGCCTCGATTTTGAGGAGGCGCTCGTATCGACGCTGATCAAAGTCCACCTGGGGCCGGGCCCCGTCGATGGGGCAAACGTCCTCCGGTCTGGCCTCCGGCATATGGACACATTCCCACAGCGGACACGCCAGACAAATATCACGGCCCTGGGGGGCCACGGTATAATAAGTTTTTTCAATATCAGCCATAGTCCGCCCCCTTTATCCGGCCACGCTCCTCGGTCAAGCCGGTGGTTCCCAACCAGGGGTCCCACTTAAATAGGCCGTAGTGGCCAACTGCCCCGGCCACCAGATCGGCCACCCCATCACAAGCCATATTGGCCAACCGCCAGCGCGATCTGAAAGCCCGGCCCCGGCTGGCCGCTTCCGGCGGCTCATGGTAATGGCGGCCGGCAATGGCTTCGTACAGGCTCTGCGCCAGATCTCCGCCGATTGCCACCGCGCCCGGATGGCTGTCCAATAACGGCTGGCGCAGGTGGGGATGGTCAAAAGCGACCTGGACGACCCGATAGCTGGCCGGGTCGATCAGGAGGATGACGTTTTCGGTGTCTATTGTCCGGATATGGGTGGTCGGGCCGGTTGAAAATCTGGTTTGAGCCGTCATTAGAAGTCAACCTCCTCATAATTGGCCGCCCGGCGGCGCTCATCCACGATCCGGGCCACCTGCTTCTCTACCTCGGCCAGGGCCTCCAGCCGCTCGGCCTCGGCGATCAGGCGATGGACCCAGGGGCCATATTTGAAGACGCTGATGAAATGGCCGTAGTTGGTCGCCCGGTAGAGGGTATTTTCCTCAGTGGCCATATTCGAGCCGTCATCAATGCTGACCACCGCGCTATTGGTCCCCGCGCCAAAGGTGGCGCTGATATGGAGCTTTTCAAATCGGGCGTAATAGTTGATGTGGTTGCTATGGTTATAATAGCGTTCTTTGGCCACCGTTCTGACCGCCTGGTCGATGTTTAATTCTCTGGCCCGGTGGATGGCCAGTCTTTGTTGCTCGTCCATTAGGTTGCCCCTTTCGATAGTCTCAATTTCTTTGCCCCGGCCAGAGCGCCGGGGCCTCTTTATATTACTGAGTTAAGCGGCGACTTTGAGGCCGCCATTCATTGCCTTTTCCAGGGTCCGCCAGGCGTTAACCTGGTCTGTGTCATTGCGTAACTTCGTGGCGGTAACGTGGTCGATCTGGCCGTTCCTGATCGCCTCGCTTACGTTGGCCTGAAATAATCGTCGCGCTTCCTCGTTGCTCATGGTCTGCGCGGCGACGGCTACGACCTGGGCCTGGCTCATCGGCGACGCCGGGGGCGCTGGGGGTGTAGCCCGTCGTTGATCGTGATCCGCAAATGTCTGAGTATTGTCGGTCCACATCCGTTGTTCTTCGGAGCTGATCGGGGCCGGGCCGCTGGGCGGCTGTGGGTTCCGGGGCGGAGCCGGGTTGTTGTCCCCGCCGCCGTTGGCCAGCGATTCCCGCCAGGCGCGGGCCTCGTCCCAACCGGCGCTCAGGATATGTTGGTAGAGATAATCCGGGATAGCCAGCTCTCGCAGGATGTCTATTTGCGTCTGGGGATCAAGGTCCCCTATGGCCACATCCCAGTAGGGCGTAGGCGGAGCTATAGTGTAGGGTGTTGCGGCGTCAGGAAAAAAGACACGGCCATTACTGCCTATGACAGCATAGTAAAAATAGTGCGGGCAACGTAACCCGCTCAGTTTGTCGGCCGTGGTCAGGACCTGGCTGCGGAAATCTCGCAGCACATTCTTAAAACCCTGGGCCACCCTCGATTTTACGCTGAGGACAACCGGCGTTAGCCGGGCCGATTGTTCGATTTCGGCGGCGTAGCAAAAATAGAGGGTGCGGCTCCGAAAGCCCTCGTCAAAAAGGGGGGTGGCTGACCATTCGGTATTGTCGCCATTTTCCCGGTAGTAGGATGTATGGCTCTGCACTATGGCCAGATTCATTACCGGTAGCAAGTAGCCAGGTTCTATTACCGTCCCGTTGCGGTGCGGAATTTCCAAAATTTCACCACTGATTAAATTTCTAAACTGGCTCAACGGCAATTCAAAGCCGCCGCTGGCCAGGACGCCGGTCGCGCCGGTATAGCCATTGTTCCATTGGAGGGTGGGGTATTCATAGCTATTTTCAATGTGATCTTCAGGGGCTTGTCGATTCAAGAAATCATTATTGGTCATTGTTTAATCTCCATTATTAACCGCACCCCTGGCCGCTATACCAGGGCGTAGGCGGCCATAGGGTTAAAAAATTGCGTTTAATTCGGTTACGCTGTCTTGCCACGAGTTCGGTAACGGTGGGGCGGTGAGCGCCGCCCGGATCTCCGCCCGGCTCATAGAGAGGAAGCGGCCCAGCAAGCCGGCTTCCCGCGAGATGATGTTGCGCCAGCGACGGAGACGACCCAACATTAAACCACCTCCGCCATAAAATCGTCGGCCAGGCCCTCAGCCCCCCATTCAGCCCAATCCGTTTCTACTTCAGCGGTCTCGGCCTCGCGGCGGAAATTGGCCAAAATCTCATCATCCAGGCGACGCTTGATCTCGGCCGGGCGCAGGCCGTAAGGAAACAGAACCTCTTCATCCTGCCAACGAGCCACCAGGCCAATCCGGCCGGGCGCTATCTGCCAGACCGGGCAATTGGGGACGCCGGGCCAGGTGTAGCTGTAGCTGCTCGTGGTCTCCTCGGTGAAGCCCAGGTCTGTCAGGGTCTGTTCGCGAAACGCGGCCCAGTCGCGGGACCGTGGTTGGCCGGTTCCCCCGTCCTTTTTATTGCCGCGCCGCCGGGGGGCGTTTGTCTTGACTTCCAAGTAATTGGTCATTATAATATCCTTGTCCTTTCGCCCCGTGTGGGGCATAAGCATAAAATGGGGGACCTCGGAACTTTCCACGGCTACGAGGTCCCTCGTCTATTTAGAACACCCTGGTCCAAACTGGTTCAATATCCGCGTTCGGGAAAAGACGCTTCAACAAAGAGCGCCAGGCAACGGCGTCGCTGTATGATACGTTGGCTTTCAGGGGCTGGCCGTCAATGACCAGGGTGACGCCTTCGGCGTCAAAGATTATGGGTTGGTCGTTTTTGGCTCGAATCCATTGTTGGAATGCCGGGTCCAGGGCGGGTATAATGTGGCAGGGCTGGCAATAACCATCATCAGTCAGGCCACCCTCGCAATCGGGACAAATGCCATTATTTATTTTCTCGAAACGATTGATTTTTTGACTGCGGAGTTCCTTGTACCAATTTTGTTGGCATACACAATCTAAATAACCGCAGGCGACGCAAACATAGGGGCGACCGGAGTCGGCTTCGGTCTGGTCTTCGTCGCGCTCGGCGGCCTGTTCGCGTTCAAGATAAATCCGATCTAGTTCTGCTTCTGTTAACATTGTTTTTGCTCCTTAAACTTATTGAAAATTATTGGGCGACGTAGGCTTTTAGCGCGTCCCACGCCTTAAAATGAAAATCACCCGGATCACCACACGGCCGGTTTTTACCGCGTGTGTTCTCAGGGTGATACCACCAGCCCCAGGAATAAGGGGGTCTGGTCAAGTTGCTATTATCTGGCTGAAATTTCCAGCCAATAGAAAAAAGATGCGCTACCGTCGCATGTAGATGATCTGCGGTCGGGTTGATTGTTCTTAATTCTCTGGCTGTCATTTCTGATATGGGCATTTTTAGTTCCTTTAAGTCAATTGTTTAATTACAGTATGGTATTACAACACTGTAAGAGTATTGTATCATAACTCGAAAAAAAATGCAATACCCAATTTTCATATTTGTATTACAATTTTGTAATAAGTTTGGGGAATAAAAAAAGCCCTGGCTAAAACCAGGGCTTATCCAGACCTAAAGGTTTAAAAACCGGTCAGGTTTGTTAGCTCGCTACGCCGCCGCGTATTACTCGTATTTCGGCAACATCTCAAGCGGATCACGGCCGGTTATCCGGCCAAGAGCCGTTTCCCACTCTTCACTACAAAGGGTGTTGTCCATGGCCTCAACGGCCTGGACCAGGGCGCCATCCAGGTCCAGGAGAGCAATAATGTCTACCGCTCCGCTCGCGTCTCGTTTGGGGTTGGCGGCGAAATCGGTCAAGGCCGTAATGGCCTCGGCTAAACGCCCCAGACCGGGCAAGTCCACCCCGGGGGCTGCTTCTGTCTCCGGCGCAGCTTCGGGCGACAGGAGCGCCGCCGCCAGCAGGCCAGTGGCCGCCAAAAAACGACGACGGCTTATTTTGTTGATTAAGTTGGAGAATGTTAAAATAGTTTCAGTCTTCATCAGTACCTCCCGTACTGTTGTGGATTAGAGCCGGTTTGATGGTTTCAACATCAGGCCGGCTCGTTCGTTTAAAGTTGACCGCATTATATACCCGAAGTCAGGACAGGTCAAATTCGCGTCAGATTTTTTTACAACGCTTGCGCCGGCGCACATTGCCCTCCCCCAAACTTATGCTAAAATAAACATAACCCAAAACAAAAAGGCGCCCCACCTTAGTAATAGCTGATTCTGCAACTGTGGGAATAACCCGCGAGGACGACTATTTCTTCGGCGTTCTCCACTCAAAACTCCACGAACTTTGGGCGCTTCGCCAAGGCACATCCCTCGAAGACCGCCCCCGCTACACCCCCACCACCACCTTCGAAACCTTCCCCTTCCCCTGGCCCCCCGGCCAGGAACCAGCCGGCCACCCCCACGTCCAGGCCATCGCCCAGGCCGCCCAGGAGTTGGTCGAAAAACGCGACCGCTGGCTCAACCCGGCCGGGATCAGCCAAAAGGACCTCAACAAACGCACTCTGACCAACCTCTACAACCAGCGCCCCACCTGGCTCGACCTGGCCCACCAAACCCTCGACCGGGCGGTCTTTGACGCCTACGGCTGGCCCCACGATTTGAGCGATGAGGCGATTTTGGAACGACTGCTGGCCTTGAATTTGGAGCGGGCCAAAACCCAACAAACCGGCTAACGCCGCCAGAGGCGACCACTATCATTTCAGGAGCAATTAGTATGGCTGATTTTACCACCTGGTAATAATTTTACATCCCTGTATTGCATTACTGAAAAATATATGGTATTATATCTACAAATCATTATGAAGAAAGGAGGTCTATTGGACATGAGCGGACTGATGGAGCTGATAAAAGTCAGACAAGGTGATGTTTCGAATGAAAAATATGCCAACCTGATTGGACTGACTGGCGTGTCGTTATGGCGATATCACAACGACAAAAGCGAAATCAACCTCGAGGCCATACAAAAACTTGGCGCGTTTTTTGCCAACAACAACGACCCGGAAATGGTAGGCGCATTAGCCGCCTACGCGCTTGGGTTGCCTGTTGATAACACCGCCCTGGGCGCAATAGGCGAAACTGTTCTAAAAACGCTCAAAAATCCAACTCCATCAGTATAATACAATAAAACGCCCTCTTAAAAAAAAGGACGTTTCATTGTAGATGGATCTGGCCTCTAAGCCCTGATCCTATTCAATCCCGTAGCTTGCCGGCGGGGGATTGAGATCATCACACCAAATGGTGAATGATTGATGAAAGGAGAGTTGTAATACCTGGGGTGTTTAAAATAAAAATCCCCGGTTTCGGTAGCCTCGCTGATTGATCTACTGATCCGAAGTCAGCTGCTCTTATCCATTGAGCTACGAGGGCGAACGAAACCGAGGATTTTCTCGGTCATGATTAATCATTATTATAGCCATTTTTACCATATAGTCAATTCCGCACCCCCCACCCCGGGCCAAATGAATAACCCTACTGATTCTCACTAGTAAGCGCCCGCTGCGCCTCGTCTAATCGTTGGCCCAGCCCGCCGGCCTGATAGGCCGCCACCTGTTCCTGATTGCGAAGTTGCAAATACACTTCCGTCATTTTTATGGACCGGTGGCCTAACTGATCTTTAACTTTATGAATCGGAATATTTTGGTCCATCGCCGCCAAAGCGGATGAATGGCGAAGCGCATGGAATTTGCGATGCGGCAGTCCACAATCGCGACAATGCCGCCGCAACATCTGGTTCAGCGCATCGCGGCCCAATGGCTTGCCGATCCCCACCCGCCCCCCATAAGAGACAAACAGTTCGGGCGAGCCGGATCGGGGCCGGATCTGCAACCAGGCCAAAAGCGCGGCGGCTACCTCATCATCAAAGCCGACGAAACGGTCCCGTTTAGATTTTGAGGTTTCTCGCCGGATGAGGGCCTGGCGACCGGGGATATCGACATCGGTCAGCTTCAAGCAAACAATCTCATTCGCCCTGGCGCCGGTCACATAGGCAAAATAGATGATGGCGTAATCGCGTTTCACCCGTTCATCCTTCTTAAAAAGGCTTTTAGCCCGGTTAGCCAAATGACGCAGCAATAGGGCAATTTCCTGATCAGTAAAGGCCGTCGGCGACAGGTCCGGCATCCGGGGGAACATCCCGGCCAGTTTCATCCGCCGCACCGGGTTCTCATCAACGGATAACAGGCCAACCCCTTCGCAATAGTTGAGAAAGGAGCGCAGATGCCGCCAGTAGTTGTGAACCGTGGCCTCGCTGTTGGACAGACTGACCGTTTCCAGCCAGTCCATCACCAGGTCAACCGAGGGTGGCCACGGCTCCGCCTCGGCGTACTGGGCGAATAGACGCAGGACGGAATTGTAGGCGCGGCGGGTGCTGGCCGCTTTGAATCGTTTGGCCCGGTTAAATTGGTCAATGTAGCTTAATAGGTCTGTTTCTGTTTCTTGAATCATACCAAACCAATCGACGAGAGGGGTGATTACCATCTACAACCATCATATCATAAAGAGGTGTTTTTGTGATTACATTCGTCAAACCAATATTGATTTATTTAATCTATGTGGCTGTGGCCATCGCTCTCTGGCATTGGTTGGTGCAACAGCGATGGAAACCGCACGAAGACGCCAGATGGTTGCCCGCCATTTTGTTCGTGTTTCTACCGGGCTTCTACTTCGTCTGGCTGGAAATGCCGAGCCACTGGATTATCATCGTCCAATTTTTTGGTTTTGTCGCCGCCTTTTTAACGAAAAAGGGGCTTGATTTTCAATCTGAGACCAGAATAACATCGTCACTGCGGAGGAAAATCTATGACGAACTCGGAGGATCGTCCCCGCATCCCGGATCATGAGCTGGCCCTGCTGGAAAATAGCATGGCGTTGGTCCTGGACGCTATTCACCACTTACAACGGGCCACTATGTCAACGACCGACCCGGAGACGTTGACCCATATTTACGGGGTGGCCCGCAGTTTAAGCAGACTAAAGAAATTATTGTTGAGCTGGAAACCGCTGCGCACCGGGAACGCCGGCCAGCCGACCCTGACAATGCCCGCCCCATTGGTCAAAGAAGAGGCCATCAAGGAACTTAATGGCTCCCTCGACTTGCTGGAACAGGCGTTTCAGGAGATAAGCGCCTTAAAAACAAAGCTAGAAGCCCAAAGGAGCCTGAACGAATGAAAACAAAATCAATTTATCGTACCTGGGCCAGGGCGGAGGAGGTCCGCCGAAAGACCTTGCGCGCCATACGCCGCCAGGGCCGGCGTGTCCCCATGCTGCGCATCTACCGGGCAGGGACCGGCTGGGCAATCACCAGCCGCCCGCAGCGCCAACGCCAGGCCACCCCCTATCAACGCCGCCCCTGGCGTTGGGAATGGATCAGCGCCAATTGAATGAGTTACGAATTCCAAAATCGTGTCTTGTCTGTCTCCAAAACAAAACAGTCCCAACGGCTGCTAATGCTCACCCTGGCCCTGCATGCCGATAAATATGGCGTGTGTTGGCCCTCAGTCAACACCCTGGCCAAAGAACTCAACGCCGCCGTCAGAAATACCAACGCCCTCATCGCCAGGCTCAAAGACAGTGGCGAGATAATCATCATCGAGGGGGGAGGGCGCGAAATTAGCAACACCTATATTATCACCCTGGGACAATCGGAAACAGATATCGCCCGCATATTAAAAACCCACCCCCGCCTGATCGGGCGTGTAAACCCTGATGATAACATCATAGTATCCAATGACATAAACCCTGATGATAGTGACATAAACCCTGATGATAGTGACATAAACCCTGATGATAACATCATAGTATCCGATGACATAAACCCTGATGATAGTGGCATAAACCCTGATGATAGTGGCATAAACCCTGATGATAGTGGCATAAACCCTGATGATAACATCAGACGAATAGATAGAATATATAGAATCAGTGAATCTAAGAAGAAGACATGTGCGCCTGCGCCTGCGATCACGTTACCCGCTTGCGATCCGGAATTGGGCCGCTGTTATAACATCTATCTCAACAACATGGGAGGCTCGCTGACCGATGTCCTGGTGCAGGATATTCGCACCGTTTATTACAGCCTCGCCCCTCCCGGCGGCGAGAAACAGTCAGACTGGTTTGAGTACGCCATCCTGGAGGCGCAATCGAACCGGAAAAATAGTTGGTCCTATGTCAAAAAGATCGTCACCGCTATTGCAAATAATGGCAGTTTAGAAAAACATAAGGAGATCCGGCAAAATGGATATTCAAACCGCGAATCAGAAACTAATGGCCTTACGCCAGGCGGACGAAATCAAGCGCAATCAACAACGAACGGCCATAGTGGGCCACCCGGCGAATCATACGCCGAGTCCTATAGCCGCGTTAACGACGAAAACATTAGCGCCTATATGCGACGTTACTCCAACTGAGTATGAATGGCGCTGCCCCGATTGCGGCGCCATCGTCGGCCCGGTCGAAGTGGAGGACCATAAGGGTCATATTTTCTACTATCGCCGCCAGTTTTGCCATTGTGCGGCCCAGAGCGCAAAAAAAACCGAGTATGAACGCCAGATGGCCTATCAAGACTGGCGCGATCAGGCCCGGCGCTTGGCCGATCAAGCCGGTCTCAATCAGGGGCTCTATGATAGCTTCCGCTTCACCCGCTGGAATAAGGAACGCCCTCAGTCTAACGCCGGAGAGGTCTTTGACAAGGTCAATCTGTATATCGACCAGGTCCTGAATGATCCTGAGTATCCCCGTCGCTGGCTGTATCTCTACGGCCCCAACGGCAACGGCAAAACCCACCTGGGGGTGGCCGCCCTGCGCAAAATCGCCCTCTCCAAACTGTGGCGGCCCTATATCGTGGTCTGGCCGGAATTATGCCAGGCCACTAAAGAGAGCTGGTCGAGCGATCATGGCCCCTCTGAGGGCCAATTGTGGGGACCGGCCAAGACGGCCCCGATTTTGTTGCTTGATGACCTGGACAAGGTGACCACCTCCGAGTGGTCGATGGAGAAACTTTTGGGAACGATTCATTGCCGGGTAGTGCGCAGGTTGCCCACCATCATCACCGCTAACCGGGCTCTGGATGTACTGAAGAGGCAATGGCAAGGCTCCAAATTGCCCCATGTGCAGGATACCGGCCTGGCCATCCTCTCTCGCATCGCCAACGAATTATGGAGTATGATTCGCTTTTCCGGACCCGATCAAAGGTGGATAGACTGATGCAAAAGGGTGTTGCAATTCGTAAATGTTCGCGCGCGAACATTGCCACGCCGCTCTATTACGCCGCGCTGAAGCTGGTCGAACTGATTGACCAGCGCCTGGCCACCGGCACAGGCCATTATCGCGACCGCAACGGGCGGCTACTGACCGATTTGGGCGAGGTGGTGCAGGCTATTATTAGTGGCCATCTGGAAGCGGGTGACCACTAATGAGCAAGCTAATTGGAATCGCCGCCGAAATGAAGCGCGAGGCCCGGGCCAATCTGGGCCAACCCGTCCGCCGCCAACTAAAAGGCGGCCTCCACCTGGTCCTGTTGCAAACCATCCGCCAGAGCCAATTGTCCCTGATTCGCGATGGCGTCACCCCCTCCCCCAAAGAAGTCGAGGTCATCCGCCGCGATTTCGAGGTCCCGGCGGCGGCCAGGCTGGAGCGGGATCAAAAGTTAACCCAGGGGCGGTCATTTTATATCGTTCGCCTGATCTGGCCGCAAACCAATCAATTAACCCTCTTCGCGGAAGAGGACAATCGGGTCGTGATGACCTGGAAAGGACAATCAACCTTATGAAGTATTTAGCGTTTGACCTTGAAATTGCAGCGGAGATACCAGAAGGAGAAACCGATTGGAAGCAATACCGCCCCCTGGGGATCACCTGCGCGGCGGCCGCCGATAACGAGGGGAATTTGTGGAACTGGTGGGCCCACGATGACTATGGGCGATTTACGCCCCGGATGACCGGCGAGCAATGCCGGCAGATGTTGGCCGATCTGGGCCGGCTGGTCGATGGCTTTGATTACACCCTGCTCACCTGGAATGGCCTGGGCTTTGACTTCGATATTTTGGCGGAGGAGAGCGGGGAGCCTGAAATATGCAAACGGATGGCCTTGGATCACGTTGATTTAATGTTCCAGTTTTTTTGTTTCAAGGGTTACCCGCTGGGGCTGGACACCGCCGCAAAGGGGATGGGCCTGCCCGGCAAAACTGAGGGGATGGACAGGGCTAAAGCGCCGGAGTTGTGGGCTGCCGGGGAATATCATAAAGTCCTGGCGTATGTCAGCCAGGATGTCAAAGTGACCGTCACCTTAGCCCAGGCTATTAAAGCGCGAGGCGCGTTGAACTGGATCAGCCGGTCGGGCCGCGAAAATCAGTGCCAGTTTTTGGGTTTTATACCGGTCAGAGAGTGTATTACCGTGCCCGGTCCTGACACGTCCTGGATGACCGACCCCTGGCCCCGGTCGAAATTTTACGAGTGGACGACGACGGAACAACTGTTAGTAATTGATAATTGATAATTGATAATTGATAATTGACATTTTGGTTTAATTGAGGAGCTAACAACGATGGAAATCAAAAACGTAACCGTTAAATATGGCCTGACTTACAACCTCGGCGATTATAACAATGTCCGGCCGGAGGTGGTCCTGTCGGCTGAACTGGCGGCAAATGAGGATCCGGCGGCCGCCTTGACCCTGCTGGAAGATCGAGCCCGGGCGCGGGTAGAGGCGATGGTAGATGAGGCGCTGGAACGGCTGGACGAGGCGCCATTTTTTTATGATGGCCCGCGATATACGCTTTATACGATGGACACGGATAAATTGGCCGTCATCGCCCCGGCCGGAGATCCCGCTCTGGCAGCGTGGCATGAGAAAGTCAGGAACCGGCGCTGCGCGGTGGTCAGCGCTGCGCTTGCCAGTGATAAGTATGCCGGTTATCGCCGGTTTGATTGCTCCAGTGGCGATCTATCTCGTCTGCCGCTATTGGAGAGTTTTAAGCGAATTGTCAACGCCGACTATGACCGCAATGCGACCACTTTCGCTTTGATAATGGCTGACGCTGACATTCCCGACGGCTGGCGTTCTTCATCCTGGCATCTATCCAACCGGCTCAGAGAAAATGTGATCATTCAAATCGCGACAGAAGCTCAGGAAAAAGGCGTGGCTTTCATTGACGCCACCGGCGGCGATTTCACCAAGCTGCCGCCGCCGGTCAGCCGGCCGCCTGAGCCGGCGAGAATAGATGAGGATGAATTCGACGATGAAGACGATGAGGATGAATTCGACGATGAAGACGATTATGAAGTCGAATTTTAATTCGTCCGGCGACAGCTCAATCAGCCGCAGCCAATCGGCCGAAACCAGGCCGGGCCAGATGGTGGATTGGCTGGCTTTATTGGCGGTGTTGTTGGCCGCCCTGGCCATTATCGTGACCAGCGTCGGCCAGGATACCGGGGACGCCAGTTGCCAACAACAGGCTATTATAAACCAGATTATTAGCGGAGAGAGCGAACGATGAGTATCAAGGCCGATGTTTGGATTGAGAAAATGGCCCTCGAGTACGGCATGATTGAGTCCTTTCAGGCCGACCAGGTTCGCGAGGGGGTCATTTCCTACGGCCTCTCTTCCTATGGCTATGACATCCGTGTGGCAGACGAGTTCAAAATCTTCACCAACGTCAACACCACCGTCGTCGATCCGAAAAACTTTGATCCTCAATCGTTTGTCGAGTTTCAGGGTGAGATTTGCACCATTCCCCCTAACTCTTTTGCCCTGGCCCGCAGCGTTGAATATATACGGATGCTGCGTAATGTAATAGGGATTACGTTGGGCAAATCGACTTATGCCCGCTGTGGGGTGATAACGAATTTTACCCCCTTAGAAGCTGGTTGGGAGGGCCACATCACCATCGAGATTAGCAATACCACCCCCCTCCCGGCCCGCATCTACGCCAACGAGGGAATCGCCCAAATCCTGTTTTTCGCCAGCGATGAAGCTTGCCGGGTTAGCTACGCCGACCGGCGCGGCGGCCAGGGCGGCAAGTATCAGGGGCAGCGGGGTATCACGTTGCCGAGATTGTGACGATGGACGATGGACGACCGACGATAGACGACGGGCACGGCGCCCAAAGGAGGAATCAAGACTATGAGACTACTTGAAAAAATATCTGATATGAATTGGTTTTCAGTAAAAGACGGCGATGCCAGAGCATTTGCCCTGATGCGCAGACACTATAGTTTTAATCACTATGCAGACAATAGGCGGGAAAACCTGAATTATCGGAACCGTTTTTTATTTGTCGGCCCCGGAGAGAAGATGATTTTAATGACTGCCGACTGCAAGGCGCTTTTTGTGTGGCGGAAATTCATTGACGCTTCCGGCCAGAATGGCATTAATTGCGCCGTATTTCGCAACGAAAGCGCGTTGCTCTCAAGTAGTTTAATACTGGAAGCTGAAGCGCTCGCCTGGCGAAGATGGCCAAACGAGCGGTTGTACACCTATGTCAATCCCGACAAGGTGAGCGATAATCCTGGATATTGTTTCAAGTGCGCCGGATGGGTATATGTGGGAAAGACAAAGTATAATCGGCTCCATATTTTGGAAAAATGCGCCGGAGGGCAATGAGGCTCTTGAATAAGGAAATGGAGCCTCATAAATTTGATGCCATTTTGGGCGGGGCCGCCCCAACGACAGGGGACCAACGGCATAGGCCAGCCATCCGCAGGGCATAAGCTGCGGACGTAACACCGCCCGATTAGATGATATAGCCCGGAAGCCATAGCCCATAGGGTTGATATACCGGGACAGGTAGGCCAATAAATCATATATGGCGGAATGGTCTACCCGCAAGCTGAGTGTGCGTGTTGACAGTAGGATACTGGAACCGGCTGGCCCGGCCGTCTCAGTAGGGCCCAGAAATATCCACCATTCATTACGTTGAAAGGAAGGTAGATTTGAATCAATTAACAAGCATCACTGATCAACCGGCTCGCTGTACTTGCGGCTGGCAGGGGACGGTATGGGATTGCGAGGCCAATGAAGCCGAGGATAGCGATGGGGAACTACTTTGCCCAAATTGTTTGGCGGAAGTAGCCGTTTATGCGTCGCCAACTTTTAATGAGATTGTGGCCCTGTTGGACCGCTGTGGTTTACCGGTGACGATTCGTTACGATCCTGAGCGGGCGGCGAATCGGTTTACCGTAATTGGCCCGGCTGAGGTGGGGCGACTGTGCGATACGGATGAGCCGCTGGTAGTTTTGCGCGGGTGGTTAGTCGAAAGACTGATGATCTGTGATGGTTGCCAACATTTACGAAAAAGCCTTCATCGTTCTGGCAGGAATCCGGTTTATCAATCTCATTGTGAACATCCTCAGATTATCCAGGATCACGATGTTATTTGTAGAGGCAGGATGAATATGGTCAAAAGGCCGGGCCGATATATTATCAGAAGCGCGTCAATTCAAATCAATAGGCCCAATTGGTGTCCAATATTAAATAATAAAGAGCTAGAGGCATAATCATGGCATTTGATCCGCAAAGTTGGAATAAACAATTCTTGGCCAGCCCCGGCTACAATGACGCCCAAAATTATGGGGCGCAGATTAAGACCACGCCCGGCGCAACGTGGCGGGTGATCGGGGTGCATCATCTGAGCGGGGCGGAGAATATGGGCAATCACCATATTTATTGCGATGTCCTGGCCGCAGGGGGAGAACGGGTTAACCTGGCCCGTTTGAGGTTATTGCAAGGCCAACAAGCCCCGGTGTACGCCGTAATTGACAAGCCGGCCAATGAGCCGGGGACCAACTTCCCCCTCTGGGGCGAGACGCCGGCAACGGTGATGGTGGCCGGCGCGACCAGCGATTCGGTCAGCGGTCTGCGGATCAACCATGCGGACGAGGAGATCGGCAATACAATCGGCCATCATTCGTTTTATGTGGTTTGGCAAGCCGCCGCCGGGGTGGTTGAGCCGGAGCCTGAGCCGGAGCCGCCCGCTGAAACTGTTAGCGTCTTGACCTTGCGGGTAAAACGCGAGGATTTGCTAAAGATTAGCCCCGATGCGGCCGGGTTTATCGAGTTGGTTTTTGATGTGCAGGGGCCGAAATGAACTATTACTACGCCTGGAAGAATAACGAGAAAGGAGGAATCAAGACGATGAGCAAAGAAAAGCCGATTTGGCGAGACGGGGAACCTGAAAACTTAGCAGCGGCAGCGAATGATGCGTTGGAGTGGCTTAGATTATTTCAGAATTATTTAAGCCAACATATCACTTCTGAAAAATCGGAGTGGGATCAAGCCAAAATAACGCTTGGCGGAGCTATAAGGAACTTATTGGCTTATCTCCCATCCGGCGAACCGCTGTATTTGGAAACTCACACAAAAACCGGGGTGGTTTTTGAGGTGGTAATATCATCGCAGAAAAAGATAGCGACGAAATGAACTATTACTACCGCCAGTGTCGAGTTATCGCTCACGGCGCAACTACGACGCGCAGCCGTTGAAGGATGAAAGGTGCGATAATGGCTAGATTGACAATCATGGCAAGCGAGAAACAAGCGATTGAGATTGGAGGGCTGGTTGACGAGTTAGGAGTTGGATTTTATCGTGACGTTAAAGCAAAGTCAGGAGTCGGTAGAATGAAACCTTTCTCTCATCTAACCAGGTTAGAGGCTGATACAGTTATCGAGATGTTGAAGACTGAATTAAATAAGCAGTCTTCATCTCATTAAACTAAACGAGGTAAATATAGTGAATAGCGAATTAAATGAAGTAAAGACCGAGCAAGGATTCACCCCGGTCGAATGGACTGAATCGGCGTTAAGAATTCTAAGAGAGCGCTACCTGCAATCGGGCGAAAGCCCGGAGGATATGCTTAGGCGCGTGGCCGGAGCCATAGCTGAGGGGGACCGGGATGTAATAAGAGCAAAGTGGGAGGATCGTATTAAACATCATGAAAAGGCCGATAACCCTAGCGTTAAGACCGATATCGAAGCGATGGTTGAATCCGAAATAAGTAAGATCGCCAAAGAATTTTACGACCTGATGGCCAGCCATAAATTTATGCCAAATTCGCCCACCCTGATGAACGCCGGGCTGGATAATGATCTGCAATACTCGGCCTGTTATGTTTTGCCGGTTGAAGATAGCATTGAGGGTATCTTTGATGCGATTAAGCACGCCGCGCTGATTCACAAAACCGGCGGCGGGACGGGCTTCGCCTTTAGTCGTTTGCGCCCCAATGGAAACCGGGTCAATACCAGCGGCGGGGTGGCCAGCGGCCCGGTGAGCTTTATGAGGGTCTTTGATGGGGCCACTGAAGCCATTAAACAAGGCGGCCGCCGCCGGGGGGCCAATATGGGCATCCTCCGGGTTGATCACCCCGACATAGAAGAATTTATCAGCTGTAAACTCGACGGCGGGATCACGAATTTTAATATCTCGGTGGCCGTCACTGAAGCCTTTATGGACGCATTGTTAAACCATAGCAACGACAGCGTGGTTGGTAGCAACTATAATTTAATCGCCCAACCAGGCTGGCCCAAGTCAAACGGAGATGGAGTTTACGAGGGGGGCGAGGTCATTGGCCAGAAAAACGCTCGGCAGATTTGGGACATGATCGTAGACGCAGCCTGGCATACTGGGGACCCAGGGTTAATTTTCCTGGATCGGATAAATCATAGCGGCGCTAACCCCGTTCCCGATTTATACAACATAGAGACGTGTAACCCGTGCGGTGAACAAAATTTATATCCAAATGACGCTTGCAACCTCGGTTCTATAAACCTGTCCAAATTCATCGTAAATGGCGATTTCGATTGGGAAGAACTTTCAGACGCCGTAAAAACTGCGGTCCATTTCCTGGATAACGTAATCACCGTAAATCCATATCCTCTGCCTGAGATAGACAAAATGGTCAAATCAGTCAGGCGAATTGGTCTGGGCGTAATGGGTTGGGCGGACGTTCTATTTGAGTTGGGAATTCCGTATAACAGCGAACGCGCGCTTGGTCTGGCGGCTACGGTCAGCACACACATTAATGCGGTGGCCACCGTAGCGTCTAAAGGCTTGTCGAAAGAAAGAGGCGTTTTCCCGTTGTGGGACAAAAGCATTTATAAATATGGTCCAGAATTAAGAAACGGAACTTTGACCACCATCGCCCCCACCGGCTCAATTAGCATCATCGCGGGTTGCAGCAGCGGCATTGAGCCAATTTTTGCCCTGGCCTATCAACACAAAGTTAAGCAGCCCGATGGCGAGCGGGTGTTAACCTTTGTCAATCCAATATTTGAACGAGTGGCCAGGGAAAAGGGCTTTTGGCGTGATGATTTGAAAGAAAAAATCCTTGAAACCGGGTCTTGTCAGGGGGCGCCGGAAGTCCCTGAAGATGTTCGAAATGTATTTGTGACCGCTCATGAGATCAGCCCGGATTGGCACGTTCGTATGCAAGCGGCCTTCCAGAAACATACCGATAATGGGGTTAGCAAGACGATCAATCTACCTAATAGCGCCACCCGCCAGGATATTGAAGACGCTTACCTGTTGGCCTATCAAACCGGGTGTTTGGGGATTACGGTTTTTCGGGACGGCTGCAAAAGCGAACAAGTGCTAAATGTGGGGGTCAAAAAAGAGACAACGCCGGCCAAAGCAAATGGAGACTTGACCGGCGGGGCCTCAACCATCAGTAAAACCCCTAAAGTGCGACCGGTGAAATTGCATGGCGCCACCTACCGCAAGAAGACACCGGTCGGCACAGCCTATATTACCGTCAACGCCAATGGCGATGGTGATCAAGACCCCTTTGAGGTCTTCATCAATGTGGGCAAGGCCGGCTCCGATGTGGCCGCCGACGCTGAGGGCCTGGGCCGCTTGATTAGTCTCATTTTACGCCTGCCCGGCCCTCTAAGCGCTACCGAGCGAGCCAAAGATATTGTCAGCCAACTACGCGGCATTGGGTCCGGCCGGGCGCAGGGCTTTGGCCCGAATCGGGTGATGAGCCTGGCGGACGGCGTGGCCCAGGCCCTGGCCGAGCGTCTGGGGATTCAGCTGACGGTCAGTTTGCCCGGCTTGCCCGATGTGGGTGAGAGCGCGCCGGGCGAGCAGCCTCTGGGCCGGCCGGCCGGCGACCTGTGCCCGGAATGTGGCCAGGCGGCTTTTGTGCTTGAGGAGGGGTGTCAGAAATGTTATGGTTGTGGGTTTAGTGAATGTTGAAATGAAAATGATATTTATTAAACCGGACTTAGAAGCGATTACCTTGTGGGAGCCGTGGGCCACTCTGGTGGCCTATGGATACAAACAATATGAAACGCGATCCTGGCAGACACAGCATCGAGGGCCATTGCTGATTCACGCCGCCAGGCGGCCGCCCATGGCAGCGGATTTATCGCCCGCTCCTATTCGCCAGGCATTGGATGAAATTGGTATCAAGGCTGAAACTGATTTCCATTTAGGTTGCGGGATAGCCATTGTGCAACTAACGGGAGTTTATCGAACTGAAGCGATAGTAGATAGATTGACTGACCAGGATTTAGCTTTTGGTGATTTTGCACTTGATCGTTACACCTGGGTCTTAATCGCTCCCCAACGCTTAAAAGAACCATTGCCATTGCGTGACCAAGAGGGAATATGGTCAGTAAGCGATGATGTAGCAAGGCGACTGCGGGCTTTTGAATTAGCAGGTGTTAAAAGTATATGAAGATCATAGTCAGAAGCAGAGCGGGCGGCTATTCTGGCCCGCTGCGTGGTTAAACGGCGGGGTGGCTTTGGCTTATTTCGTAGTTTCAATGTGCCCCCTAAAGGGCAACGGGATCGCAGAAAATTTATTCAGCAATCACAGGAGGATACAGGCGCGTGAGTTTTGAGATCAGGCGGAGATCGAAGCCGGTGGGCGTTTTCTCGGACAACGGGACGTTGGGGCTGGATGTTTATTTGAGGCACATTGGCGGCCACGGTTATTTGAGCCGGGCCGGGGAATTGGCGCTATTTAACCAACTGGATGAGGCTTATCCGGAGCGGCTGGCCGCTAAACCGGGGGCCAGTTTCCCGGTCAACTGCCGGCCGATTGTCGCTGAAATCTCCGGCTATTATTACAAATTGGTGGTGGCGGTGGCCAACGGCTACAAAGGGGGCCACACCCTCCCTTTCGCCGATCTCATCCAGGCCGGCAATGAGGGCCTGCTGCGGGCGATCTGGCGCTTTGATCAATCTCGCGGCCATCGCTTTTCCACCTACGCCACCTATTGGATCAGGCAGGCTGTTCTCCGGGCCATCCCGGAGCAGGGTCGCGCCATCCGGCTGCCGGTTTACCAATATAGCCGCTGGGTGCAGATCTGCCAATTGATAGATAATGGGGATCGGGATCAGGAGCCGGATTGGGCGGAAATCGCCCGGAAAGTCAGCACCGCCGAGGCCCCGGTTACACCGGGGGGGGCGGTCCAGACCTTCCACCTGGGGCTGCGGTCGTTGACAGTCTCGCTGGATGAGCAATGGTACCCGGAGGAGGAGGAGACCGATAAATACGCGACAATTGCCGCCGAAACGCCGGGCGCGGAAGCGCTGATGGAAAAGATGGACGCCGCCGAAGTCATTAACCGGGCTTTAGATAAGCTGCCGGCCCGGCTGGCCAAAATCATCAGCCTCCGCTTTGGCCTGTCCGGGGACGCCCCGCTGATCCTGGAAGATATTGCCAAAAAGTTTGGTCTGACCCGGGAGCGGGTCCGCCAACTGGAAAAGGAGGCGCTGGTGATGCTGCGCCAAAATGGCGACCTGGCCTGTTTGGTCGCGAAAAGTGAGACTGAAGATGGCTGACGAAATCGGTTTCAATCGGTTTCAATCTCTCATTCGAGATAATCGGCCTTTGAACGCGGCGTAGGCCGGGGCCGGCGCTCGCAAGGGAATGACGCCCGGCCGCTCGGCCGCGCCAGGCGCTAACCCCAACCAGACCAGGAGGCCCAACAAGCCCAGCAGCCCCCATTTGATATATGACAAAATATGGCTATAATTCATCTTAGTCTTTACTCCTCTCTTTATACGTCAGGAGTTTGGATAATGAGTGAAGCCCCCCGCCTATCAGTAAAGCGGGGGACTTTTTTTATGATCTGATTGGTAACCCCCTATTAAGGATTTCTGTATATATCGTGATGCCCAATTTTTCTGAAAACAAAGGTAATTTCGCCAGTTTCGTCGTCTTCTTCCCGGTGAAATGTAAAGACATACCCAAGTGTTATATGGCCTTCCCAGATATCAGAATGTCCCTTCATTGGCTTAATCCGTAATGAGGGATGATAAGGATGGAAAGGCTGTTCTTTGAATAACTTAAAGCTTTTTTTTGCTTGGTCTCGAATGTCAGTCGGCAATTGCTCAAAACACTTGCGAAAATGCCGGGTTACACGATATTTCATTATTGATAGGTTATAATGTCTCCAGGAAACCATCGAGCGAGTCAAAATCTTCGTACTGTCCGGTTTGTAAGTCGCGTTCAACTTCGCGTTCCCCGGCTTGCCATTCCGGTGTCCAGAACCAGGCCTGGGTTTGATCGGTTTCAACCGTTATCAAGCTGGAGGATGTATATATATTGGCGATCAATTGGCCGGTCATTACATTATTTCGCACATCAAATATATAAAAACAGGCCGGCGGTTGTCCCCATTCTTCTTCGCCAGGATGACTATGAATAAAAATAGCGGCTGATCCTTCTTCACTTGAAGCCAGCGTTTTGGTGTTACTTTCAATCATGGTTGTTCCCCTGTATAAATGTTTTGACTTGATTTTCAATAAACCTGTCAACCTCGGTGATCCGGTCTGTTGGCTTAAATTCCCCTGTTTGTACCCACTTAAAAATAGCCTCGATAAAGAATTGTTTTGTATTCCCTAGATATGACTCTATTTTGATCTCTATTTGCGGCGAACCATCATCAGTGTGGGGCATAACAAATCTAAGCCCCCCCCCCAGAATTGGCCTGCCAAATATGGATAATGACGCTTCAGGCTGTCTTAAGCGAGTGACCCATAATTCTTGAAATGCATGGTCACCTGAAGCTTGATAAAGATAACGAATAGATGCGTCACAAGATAAAATCTGACGCGATCCTGTCCAGGTAGACCGGAAAGCTTGAATAACCATATCGACGATTCTGGAAAATTCATCCGGTATATAGGTCGGATTAGGGTTAGCGATTATGAGTAACTGGCCGATAGGAGCATCAATATTGGCCCCAATTTTTATTTGAAGCGGCGGCGTCTTTTTGAGAATCAGTATCCCATTATCAGCTGTTAGCTCACCTCTATCATAATCAACGCCAGCGTTCAATATCGCTTGTTGAAAGGCGATCAATCGTTGTTTATTTATTTCAGGTGGGGGGGATAAAACATAATTAATTCCTAAATGTAACAAAACCCCTTCATCATGCATTCCTTAAACCCCTTTCTGTAAAAGTTTTGAAGATGAGTTTCAATCTCTCATTCGAGATAATCGGCCTTTGAACCTGACGCAAAAAGCGGCGCAAAAAATGGCGCAGATTGAGTTTCAATCTCTCATTCGAGATAATCGGCCTTTGAACAGCATCTAACCACATCTAGCAATAGGCAAAAAAGAGGTTTCAATCTCTCATTCGAGATAATCGGCCTTTGAACATAAAAATAGTATACCATAAATTTGCCGAGTGTGCAGTTTCAATCTCTCATTCGAGATAATCGGCCTTTGAACTGATGTTAAGATTGTGGGGACGGTGGCCAGCTTGTTGTTTCAATCTCTCATTCGAGATAATCGGCCTTTGAACCAGATAATGGCCAAGGTTGCCAAGTATTACGGTGTGTTTCAATCTCTCATTCGAGATAATCGGCCTTTGAACAGGACAAATGAGCGGAATTGTAGAGGTTGTAAACGGGTTTCAATCTCTCATTCGAGATAATCGGCCTTTGAACAGTGACGATCCACTAGCAGGCGCAACTTTTTAAGGAGTTTCAATCTCTCATTCGAGATAATCGGCCTTTGAACGCGGGCGCAATTGGATGAGGCCATCAATGAGGCGGGTTTCAATCTCTCATTCGAGATAATCGGCCTTTGAACAGCGGTCGTCCATCGTCTATCGTCGCCGGTCGTCGTCAGTTCCGCAGGCGCTTAATCCGGTCCATCTTGCGGGTCATGAGGCCGCTCAAGCGATAAATGGCCTTAACCACGATAGCCTGACGGCTGAGGCCGAGCAGCAGGCCGTCGTGATAGCTGGAAAGGTCGCCGATGTGGGAGGCGATGGCCGGGCTGTGGAAGCCGGGCCGGGGGTAGTCGTGGGCGAAGCGGTTGCGGATGTGGTTAATGATCGTCAGGTCGTCAAAGTCGGCCTGGTCTATCAGGCCGGTGCAGAGGGCCAGCCGGCGGCGGGTGACCGCCCGTTCCAGGAGGGCCGTTTTCTGGGTTTTGCTGCCCAGGAGGGCCACGTCCAGGAGTCGGTAGAGGACCTGGTCCAGGTGGGCCGCGCCGCGAATGGCGATCTCGGAATCGATGACGGTCTTGATTTGGGGATTGGTTTGGGGCTGTGCTAAAATAGATACAGCTTGCATGGTAAGTTCACTCCTTACTGTGCTTGTTAGAGTTCCGTCGGTGGTATCAACACCGGCGGAATTCGTCATTTAATTGACCTTCATTATAAATCTGTTTGGGGAAAAGGTCAAAAAGCGGGGGGGATGTTCGCACGCGAACATTCGACGATAGACGTTGATAATTGACAATTGACAATTGACAATTGACAATGGTCGTCCATCGTCCATCGTCGTCTAATTGATTTCATGCGCGTTGACAGGCGGGCATAATATATGTATCATATGTAATATGACGACAGAACGCGAACCGGAAAAAATGAAACCGTATCCTGTAAATTTTCCGCCCAGCCTATGGCTGGCTGCCCGCCGTAAAGCGGGGGTGCGTTCGCTGGCCGGGATTATCCGGCGGCTGATAATAATGTGGTTAAGGGAGGAGGTTGTTCTGATGGATGATGAATAGATAATAGATAATTGTCAATTGTCAATTATCAATTGTCAATTATAAACAGAGGGCCATCCGGGTGCAACCGGTGGCCCCGCTTACATACTATATCAGGGGCACAGCATGCAAGGTACTTTTTATTTTACCAACGATAAAAAAAATAGACAAATGCCGCCGCCCCCTTTCAATTTTTTGTTAGTTTTCCCCACAGGCGTGGGGGTGAACCGGGAGGAGCTATGGCAAAGCGTAGGGTTAAGTGCCCGCAGTGCGGGTATAGACACATCATCAACATTCCCAGTCGGAAAGCGATGACGGTGGGCGTGCGAGCCAAACGGATCACGGCCAACCAGTTTGAATACACCCTAAACGGTCCCGCCGAAATCTCGGATGACGCCAGATTTAGCACGGTGGCTGACGACCTGGTCCTGTCCGGCGCGTTTGGCGGCGCGTTGGGAGCCGTGGCGGGGGGCGCGGTGGCTGTCTTCGCGCCGGAGTACGCCCTGCACGGGGCCGGCGTGGGCATGAGCGCCGGGGTAGCCCTGGCCTGGGGCTGGTTGTGCGCGGAACATAACCAACGGCTGAAACGGGTGTTGCCCTGGTTCGTTGAGCAGCGGCAAAACTGGAAACGGCCCGAGCTGGGGGACGATGGCGAGATCAGGCTGACGGTAGATCATCTCCATCGGGACAGCTACAGCGAGCAAGGCCGCTCCATCGCCCTCCTGGGGACCCTACCGGTCGATGTGGAGCGCTTCCGGGCCTGGGCGCAAGGGGCCATCCGGGGCGATAGCCTGGCCATCAAACACTGGACGGGAGCCGAACGGCCTTTCAGCCGGGATGAGTATGATCGCCTGCTGCTCAAAATGAGGGCGGCCAATATAGTGACCAATCTGCCGGGGAAGGGCAATACCCTGACCAATCCCGGCAAGCACGCTCTGAAACGTATCCTGGCCGAGACCCCCTCCCCTACCCCGGCTGAGGAGCGTGCGTGATGCCAAAAAGCCCGGAAAATGCACGCACGCACGTGCCCGCCCGCTCCAGATGGGGCTATAGCGTCTCCTATTGGCCCAGCAAAAGCGAATTCAGGATTGTTAACTATGGCCAGGGGGAGCTGATCAAGTCGTTGCTGTTTTGGTGGCGTTTGCGCCGCCATCCCTCATTTAAGAATGTACGATGGTCGTTAATCACTGATTGGTAAGGTGCTATGACAAAACCAGACAATAAACAGAAACCTTTCATCATCCGCTATAGAGAATTTTGGACCAATGTCCAGGCGATGATCTTCTACCCCTTCCAGAATATCGGCCCTTTCATTGTGGCCGCTATGCCGGCGCTCTTCACCGGCCATAGCGTCTACACCTGGTACGCGGAAACCAGCGCCGCCTGGCTGGCCATGCTCATTAGCTGCGTGGTGGCTATTGCCATGGAGGCGATCAATATCAACGTGGTCCATACATCCCTCGATCTTTTTGAGCAAAAACAAAATGGCAAGGGTTGGCTGATGGCCCTTTTCTCCCTCATTGTAATGGCCCTGGTTTCGACCGTTATCGGCTTCAGTGAAGGGGACCTATCCCCCTTGATCAAGGGGTTGGCCGTCTCCAGCCCCTGGCTCACCGGCATTGTCTACCTGGCGGTCGGGATGGCGCAGGGCATCCACCAGGAGAAACAGCAAGCCGATTTGGACAGAAACGAGCGGCGTCAATCCGAGGCGGAACAACGTGAGTTCGAGCGACAATTGAAGCTAAAAGAGATAGACAAAAATCACGAATTACGATTAGCCAAAATTGAAGCGGCTAAAAGTGTTCAATCGAGTGTCAAGCCAACTGTTCAATCGAGTGTCAAGGGGTTGACACCTGAAGATGTCAAAAACGCTGTTTCCCAATCGGAAAAGCCGGTTAACATTACACAATTGGCTAAAGATTTACAAGTAAGCCGGACAACACTTTACACTAAACTGAACGGTCTGGTAGATAGTGGGGAAATGATTAAAAATGGGAACGGTTACGAGGTAATCAAATAATTTATGAAGACCGCTTGGTCAAACGCTGTTTATGGTGCAATGGTTTAGGTTATGATACCTACCTGGGCCACACTTGCGATATGTGTAACGGCAAAGGTGGAAAATGGGAACGGGTGAGGGTACTAGTAGGTGAGGAAGTAATAGAATGAGAAAAATAATGCTCTTGGCATTAACTTTAATTATCTTGACAGGCTGCAATAGTAGCGTCAAAAACGCTAAAGCCGAAGCCATACGTCACCAGACTGACCGCGCAGACGATTGGCACATTGCCAGATTAGAGGAATCCGAGGCTTTAATGCCAGTCAGAATTATGGTCAAGGAAGTGCTTTGGTATACCGGTATGGTTAGCGGTATCCTTCTCCTTTTAGGTAGCGGCCTGGCCGGTGGCTGGTGGATGGTAGGCACATCAGTCAACAGGGTGAAATTTCACCGGGTCAGTCTGGATGTCCAGACAAGGCAGTATCCACTGTTGGTTTATGGCAACGGCCGGCGGGTCTTCAACCCGAATACCGGCGAACGGCTATTGTTGGCCGAAAACAGTGAAGCGTCTTTGACCCGGATCGAGGCCAGTACAAAGGTACAACTGGCGGGGATGCTACCGGATCGGATGATAATAGATGATCCTCATCATCACTAACCCCACCAGGCGCAGCCGGTCATCGAGCGGCAGATTATCATGGTGGTGGGGCCGGGTCAGTCGCGGGGGGAGATGTGGCGGCAGTTAAGCGCGAGCTATGACGATAGACGACGGTAGACGATAGACGATAGACGGCCGGTGACCGTTTAGCTATCGTCCATCGTCCATCGTCGAATGTTCGCGTGCGAACACTTACCTTAGATCTACTCTTCGCCGGTGGCGTAACCCAGTATCTGACCTATCGGCCGCCCGGTGACAATCTCCAGCAAAGTGTCAGTGTCATCCGGACCAACCTCATCAAATCGCCTCGCCAAATGCGATACAACCTGAAATACGGCTTCCTGGACGGCCAGGGCCTCGGCCGGGTCTATCTGGTCGGCCGGAGTGTTACCAGCACTCGGGCGGCCTGCCAATCAAATCCTTACCAGGTGGACGCGGATGAGGGGAGTTTTATGGTTAGTGAGTCAAGGTTGTGAGGTAGGGTCTTGAGGACCTTGGATGATCATTTGTTCACCGCTCTCTGCTTCGGCCAGAGCGCGAAGCAACCGTTCCTGGAAACGCCGGCTATCTTCCTGGTCTACATCCGACTTTTTGAACATTTTTATATAAAACGCCTTGTAGGAACATTGCCAATGGCTACCAACATAATAAACCCGGTGACGGCCAATTCTGATTTTGCGAACATTTTCCAAACCTGGCGGCATCCGCTTCAGCTTTTTATCGGAGGCGTCTAACGACCCCCTCCGCTCAGAGTTGGCCTCGTCGGCAAAACCAAAGAGCCTTTTTTCGATCATTGTCTTATCTCTGCTATTGGCGCGTTGAAGCTGGTCCAGTTGTTTATCGACCGTCTTATTTATCGAGATCGAGCACACGATACGTCTCCTGATCTTTAAAGGCTTTTTCTAATTGGATCAGTAAGGTATCATCCCGGATCAGGCGCTCATCTTCTAACGCATCAAGATCGATCCCCCGGATATTGAATTGAGCCATCTTCCGCAAGAAAGAAATGGCGCTATTGATCTGGGCGAAGGATAGATTAGGGAATTCTCCCTGTAATTCGTCATAATCTATAAGGCCGTCCAGGGCCTCCACAAATTCGTAGAGGGAGACTGATTGCCCGTCGTTCCCGACCAATACCGGGAGAAATCCAAGGTCTGGGTTCAGGTGAATATAGCCGCCGGTGGCTTTATTCCACGCCTCAAAAGAACTAAGGACGCTTGTACGGGTAGTTAGTTTCAGGCTGTCCCTTAGAAACCGCTCAATCAGGTAATTTGTTTGGCCGGAGGGGCCACTATCCTGAACAATAAAAACAAGTCTGTTCTCAGCCTCGGTTGTTTTGACAATAGGATCATTCATCAGCTGTTTGTCCTTCCAAAGCTTTACGCGCTTCAGGCGTTAATCGATTTTCCGGATTAGCCTCAATCTCTCCAAATAGTTGCTCATAGGCATTGAGGCTATTTGTTAAAGCATCGGCAACACGTTTGGCATGGGGGACGCTCAGATAAATTTTCGCCACGCCAACCGCCCCATCAGATTCTACATTCTTCTTTAAGCCAAAGTGCAAGACAATTTCTTCGGCGGTCACTTTTATTTCCATCAGGTCCGAGTAACACACCTTTTGATCAGGCGCATCAAGGATTTTTTCTTTCCTTTTCGCCACTTTGTCATCATCGGCCATTATGGTCCTCCAAACTGGACTGTATTTTGTTCTGTTTATAACTATACTATAGCCGATCATTATCTGGCAAAAACGATAAATCTTTCGTCGAATGTTCGCACGCGAACATTGACGATGGACGATTGACGACCGCTGTCTTTTAGTTGTGGCTGGTTTGGTGTCGGGTGGCTCTTTGGCAGTTTGGACGATGGACGATGGACGACCGCCGGTTTATATCTCCAACCGCCCTTGTGTTGGCCCTGCTCTTTCTTCTCTTTGGGCTTGTTTGAAGGTTCCATAGGCGGGCGGCATTTGTACACTTGCCCCCCCTAACAACGCCTCAATGGTAAGTATCTGAATTTTAGGGTATTTTTGGCCCCAGGCTACAGCCTCATAAAAACCGGCTGACACCGCCTCCTGGATCATCGGCTGCGTTGGTTCTTCCAGGGTGATAAAAACGCCGATAGCCGCCTTTTCCCGTTCAACCGTCCCAACCAGATCACGAATATCCCGGCTTGACACCTTGCCGCTCTTGACTTGCGCTAAAACCCGCTTAGGTTTGCCTTTTGCCGTATCAATAAAGGTGATAACCCCATCGATCCCTTTATCCGCTCCTTTTTTGCCCTTTTTACTGCCCTGGGTCGCTTTGCCCGGTCTGGCCCTAACTAACGACAAGGCCCACCATTCAAACTGAAAGCGGTCTTGTTCTGCCAGAAAACGAGCAGAGCCTATTGTTTCAGGCTCGCCCTTGACTTCAAACGTTGTGTCCGGAAAGGCTTCTTGTAGACGATATTTTTGCAAGGCAATAGATAAATGGGTGATGTCAATACCTATCCACTTTCGGCCTAGTTTTTCAGCGGCTACTATCGCAGTACCACAACCGCAAAATGGATCAAGGACTACATCACCAGGGTTGCTACTGGCTGAAATGATACGTTCTAGTAAAGGTAAAGGTTTTTGTGTAGGATAACCCAGACGTTCAGCATCAGAACTTTGCAAAGGATTTATATCAGCCCAAATGTTTGTAATAATTGTTCCTTTTTGTTCGTTCAAAAAACGTTTAAGCGCAGGACGTTTACTAAAATCATAGGAACCATCTTTGTGACGTGGATAATAAATGCGCCCTTCATCGTGTAACTTTTGCATGGTTTCAGGTTTATAACGCCAACCTTTAGCAGGATACGGAAAGCCTAGCCATTCGTACATCATATTGGGTCTAGGATTTGGACTTGTCATATTATCCAAACGATATAAACCGCGTCCATTATTATCATCAAATCGGTAATTTTTTTGGATATATTCCAAATCATATGGTCCATATTGAACAATAAACAGGTTTTTTTTGGAACGTTTATAAAAAAGAATTATGTCAGCAATATCAGCAAATTTCGTCTTTGCGTCACTATGGGCTGACTGTCGTTTCCAAATAATTTCATTGCCAAAGTTCTCAGCCCCAAAAATAGTATCAAGGATGACCTTCAAATAATGGCTTGCTGTTGGGTCACAATGCAGATATAAGCTACCAGTAGGGTTCAATACCCGATGAAGTTCAACCAATCGACTAGCCATCATAACCAAATAAGCCATCATTTGGTTAGCGCCAATAAAATCACGCATGGCCCCAATCATCTTACTTATATGATCTGGTGATTCTGTTATCAATTCGTGATAGGTTTCCTCAGCGGCCGCGTTCCAGTGCCAAGTATCATCAAAAGCCGTTATCTGCGCCTGGCTATCTTGCCCACTTTCATCTTTGAATAAGACATTATAGCTGCGCTTTGAGTTAAAGGGGGGGTCAAGATAGACTAAATCAATACTTTCATCTGCTATGTAATCACGTAGAATTTGAAGGTTATCGCCATAATAAAGGGTATTTTTCATTGGTTGACCACCTGACCAGGCCAGGCTATAACAAATGGCAAGTGAACGGTTCACCATCATGCCCGTGGAGAATACCCTGATTTTATCCGAGTTTGGGATGACAGGCAAAAAAGACGGTCGTCCATCGTCCATCGCCCATCGTCGGTTACTTGTTTTCAGGCCAAAAGGGTATATAATTGATTTAGCGACATTTTGGCTTGATAGTCTGATCAAGATATAATAGTAAAAGAAGCTCCAACCTCTGACAGGCTATCTGTCCAAAGTGTCGCAACTTGAGAGGTCTGGGGCTTCTTTTTGGTGCTTCAGGATTTTCCGTGGGAACCACTATATCGCCATACAAGAAAAGTAAGCCAACTTTCAAAGATAGGTTCGCAAGATGACTGAAAGCCGCCAACCTGGTAGGAATTTTAGGGATGAATTACTTAAGATTTTGTCAGGGATGACCGCTTTGGATGACCCTGACAACCGATATCGGCTATTGGACAAGTTGCCACTAGAGGCAGTAGCAACCATACGACGCAATTCTGCTAAGGGGACCGACCTATACAATATCGTTCAGGCTGCCGAAGGATGGGGACAATTGACCTCTGGAGAGTGGGCCTTGGTCGTTATCGCCCAAAACGCCCTATCTCTAGTTAAAGGAACCCACCCCGGTCGTCAGCTAGAGGCTCTTTTAGCTGAAAGGGTTATTCATCAGGCCAAGCCAGGCCGGCAGATCCCCCTTGATCTGCCAGCGCGAGAGGAGAATTTTATAGACCGTAAGGACGAACTGGTATCTCTACTCACCGAATTACAACCAGGACGAGTAGTCACTTTGACTGGGCCGGGGGGCATGGGCAAGACTGCCCTGGCCGCGGAAGCCGTTGGCCAACTGGTGGTTGATCATAAGCCCCCTGAGCGTTTCCCGGATGGCATCTTCTTTCATAGCTTTTACAACCAACCCCAAGCCGGTTTAGCCCTGGAAAGTCTGGCCCTGGCCTTTGGCGAGGAAGCCAGGCCAACGGCCCAGGTAGCGGCACAACGGGCGTTGAGCGGCCGGCAGGCCTTATTGGTGTTGGATGGCGCTGAAGATGCGGATGACTTGGCGGCCGTGTTAGCGGTGCGCGGGGGGTGTGGGGTTTTAATAACCAGCCGTAATCGGGGCGATGCGCCGGCCGTGTTGCAAGACCTGGCGCCCCTCAAACAGCAAGACGCCCTGGACTTATTACAACGCTGGGCTGAAGCGCAGCTTGATGACCAGGCGGCGGCCATTGCCATCTGCGAACTGGTGGGGAGGCTGCCGCTGGCGGTGCGTCTGGTAGGGCGGTATCTGCGTGAGACCGGGGAGACGGCCAGCGAGTATCTAGCCTGGTTACAAGAAACCCCGTTAGAGGCCCTGAACCAGGGGCGGCGACGCGAAGAAAGTATACCTGTCTTACTTGAGCGCAGTCTAAAGCAGGTCAGTGAGGCGGCGCGGCAAGTGTTGGCGGTGGCCGGCCGGCTGGCGCTGGCCCCGCTGCAACAAGAGGTGATGGGGGCCGCTTTGGCAGCCGAAGCGCGTGAGGTGAGACAGTGGTTAGGAGAATTGGTGCGCTATGGCTTGCTGAGCCGGGACAAAGGGCGTTATGCCATCAGTCACGCCCTCATTCACACCTACGCCAGTGAGCGGCTCAATGTGGCGGAGGAGATGGTCGAGCGGTTGGTGGCTTTCTATGTCGCTTTGGCTGAACACTTTAGCCAGCAAGGATTGGCAGGCTACCAGGCGCTTGATGGGGAGCGGCCTCACCTGCTGCGCTTGATTGCAGGCTGCGCGAAAGGAGATGATTGGCTGGGGGTTCGCAAGCTGGTCTGGGCCATTGATGGTTATTTGTCAATTCAGGGTCACGCCAGCGAACGACAAACTGCCCTAGCGACAGGGCTAACAGCCGCCCAACAACTGGGCGACCGCCAAGATGAAGGGGCATTTTTAGGCAGCCTGGGGACCGCCTACTACGACCAGGGGGAGCTGGACAAAGCCATCGCCCATTCTCAGCAAGCCCTGGTCATCCACCGCGAGATTGGCTACCGCCAGGGGGAGGCTGCTGTTTTAGGCTACCTGGGAACCGCCTACAGCATCCAGGGGGAGCTGGCCAAAGGCATCGACCATTATCAGCAAGCCCTGGTCATCCACCGCGAGATTGGCTACCGCCAGGGGGAGGCTTATAATTTAGGCATCCTGGGTCTCGCCTACCGCGCCCAGGGGGAGAGGGCCAAAGCCAGAGAATACTTAGCCCAGGCGCTCACTATTTTTGAGGCGATCAAATCGCCCCAGGCAGACGCAATTCGTGAACAGTTGACTATGCTGACTATGTTAGGCCGCCTCCATATACTCTTAGCAATGTGTCAGGCCATCTACGAGAAAGGATTGATGAGGCAGCTTTTGCCGCTTTTCAAAAGGCTTATTCACTAAAGACAATGCGTGAGGCAGCAACTCAGTTTCCGGCAATGACTGAGGAGACGTTTCGGGACGCTGTAAAGGCGTTCATAGATGAGCAAGTGCCAAAGAACTATATATTTTCGTTTAAGCAACGATTGATGTGGTTAGGTCAACTTCTTGATGAGTGGCCAGATGAACCAGTCTCAGGATCGTTAAAAAAGGAAACTTCCGCTGTGAGATCTATAATCAAGCCAAAATCGCTTAAAGAGCGGAAGAAGATTAAAGCGCAAAGGAAGTGGTGGCAGTTTTGGAAGAAATGAGGTTGATTTTTAGCTTTGG